CTATATGTGCTACAAAAGTGCTCCTTTTTAACGCTCATATTGAAATCAAAGATAGTAATATATTTGGGATTGGCAATAGGGTTATTAACTCTTTTTTAGGATTTTAATGAATTTTTCAGCATTAAAATCCTTTACCCACGCCAGAACTCTAAAATGACCAGTACATCTATGATCATCCATTAAACGCTCATAAGTGTATTTGTTGTTAGAATGTCCATCAAGATTTGGTGAAGTACCAAACGCAAATGAATATGTAACTAAATCTGAATTAAGAGTCAATAATTGATGATCCTTCACTCTTTCAATTGTCGCTGCTATATATCCTAATGCTGCAGCCTGTTCTTTAGTTTCAAAACCACCATCTATTTTGACAACTGGTTTAATCTTCTTCTTTATAGCCATTTTTCTTTATTTGTTTTATTTCTTGATCTGCTTTTTTTCTTCTTTTATTTGTGGAATGTAATCTATTACCTAAACAGTAGGAACATCCACCATGACATCTACAGGACGCATCAACACTTTTTGCACCACGAAAAGGCTTTCTTCGATCTTTTCTATTCGGATATGATTTATCAAATGACATATTATGGGTCTAATAAAGTATATTCTCCTATTGTCATAGGATTTGGCCTCGATTCGGAAAATTCATATTTCCAAACATAACCACCGTACTCTAGTGATTGGCATTGAAAAAAATCGAGTTCCTCTTTTAATTTTATTTCATATCGTAGATCAGGATATTGTCTCATTAAAATTGAAGCAAGACCTCGAACTATCGATAATTTATGTAGCTCATCAGTACTTAAACCCTCACTCATACCCTCATAAGCGTGTGCATAACGATTCCATGTGCGAATTAGATTAATCCACTTATTCATTGGACTAGCACCTTCTATTATGATTTCTATAGGTTTCATTCTTTCCAAGGAAAAAGATATAGTGGTTTCTTATCAACAATTACTGGTGGAAATCCACAATCAATTTGAGCTTGTTTATCTCTTCTCATTACATATTTTCTTCCAACATACTCACAAATTGCCTCATCATAATAATCCATGAAATAATATTCTTCTAATTCTGGACAATTCACTAATGCTTCATTCGCAATTTTTTGACATTTTGTAATTAGTGGTTTATCTTCTTCGGTAATGGAATATCTTTTAGCTAATTTTCTCCATTCATCAATTGCTGCATTAACTATCTCAACATATAAGTATTTGTTTTGTTGAATACGTTCTTTTTGATATTTACTTAAGAACTTCACTTATCATTCATGTACTCAATAAAATTATGCAACGATATAATCACAAAACCATTCAAAATTTCTCTGTGTTTTATTTCCTGTTTCATTATCACACTGATAAAAAGTTTTATAAAGTTGATAATTATCATCCAGACGATCAAGCAATTTTTCTAATCTCTTATTTGCACCATTCCAATCCCCTTTTCTATCACCCATCGACCACGCATTGTAAGCTTCATCGTGTAATTCGATAATATCAAGTACATCATTTTCAATATCGAATCGTTCAGCAAATTTTCTAGCAATCATTGCATGGTGATTATCACCACTCTTTGGCTTTAGACCATCTACTTTATGCTTGAATGTGTCATGAATAAAAGCAATCAAACGTAATTTCTCACGATTGAGATGTGTCGAATATTTTCCAATATTGGCCAATACCTCTTTAATGTGATATGCTACCTTCCCTTCGGGATGGCCTTTTCTACTTTCCCCCCAAAATGCACCAGCAATAAAATCAGAATCTTCTATAATTCTCTTTTCTAATTCGGTTTCTGGCCTTAATAATTCAACTAAATTTTCCATATTATTTTTTTTCAATTGGTATGTATCTCTTTACAATACTCTCCCATTTTTTTACTAATTCTTCTTGTGTTTCTTCATCCATTACTTCCCATTCATTTCCAATTCCGCTACGATCAGCCAAATCTTCTATGATGTCATGAATTATTTTTTTACTTATCTTTTCTCTTTCTCTTGTGTCCATTTTATTTTGGCAAAGCTTCTAATGCTTCTTTTTGTTGTAATATTATATTATACATCTCTTGCATTTTTGCACTGTCTCTTCTTATTTTAATACGATACATAAAAACATCTGTACTTAACATTTTTATTTCGTTTCTCATTATTATTTCTCTTAAATAACGATTTTCATCGATCAATTCTTCTTTGTCTTTCTTCAATAAGGTTGTTACCATAAAGAGAAGCCCAAACATCATAACTAGAAAATTTATTTTATTTTGGTGTTCCTTTAGTTGAGCTAATCCTTTATCAAAAATCTCCTTTATTTTCGTTAAAATCATTGTGTAATCATTAAGGCAATTCAGGTTATATCTTTTAAATAAATACCTAACTTCCTTTCCTAGAACACTATTATTCCTTGTAAATATACGTATTTTTTTCCATATTGTTCTATAAAAGAAAAAACCCACGTATGGGCTTTGTTTTAACGTTTTCCAGTATACCAAGAAGGTTTTCCACCTTCTTTTGATTTGATAATTTCTAAAGTCTTTTCCGAGAAGATTAATTGGACATTAAAATCTGAAAATTCTTTGAATTCTTTCAATTGAGGTGTTATGATTTCAATACGTTCTGTCATACTTTTTTTATGATCATCGGTTTTAGTATATGCCATATATTCCCAATACTTATCAGTACCCTTTTCATTTTCTATTGGAGGATGATCGGCATACCATTGATTCATTTCTTGTTGTCTTGCTATCGCATTTGCACGAAGAGAAGTTGATGGCACATATTTCATTATGTGTTTTCTTTCTTTCTTATCCATACCAATCACTTCAAATCTATCTTCCACAAATGGTTTATATGTAAAACCATATTCAGAAGGAACTCCCCATCCATCACCACCCAACACATAATACCAATCTTCCCCTCTTTTTTTCCATTTTTCGTTTGAGATATTTTTTGGTTTATCAGATTGATCTTGAAAATGATAATCCTCTATTTCGTCCATAGAGAAAAATGCCTTTTTTAATAATACCTGTTCTGTATATAATAAAATAAGCACCTCATTTTTTTCTTTGGGTAGAATACATATCTCGAACTGAAAATCAATTGCAGGGTCTCTTCGTAGTGAAGATTTTAACTCTTGCATTCTAGCAAATAGGTATTGTTCAACACCCCAATATAAATCTCCGTTACCAATAAAATACATGGATTCATCATAGAAACCGAATTGATTTCTATCATATGTTCCAACCATTAAGGTTAATAATGTTTGAACATATAATTTCTTGGCAATTGGTTTTACCTTATCTCTTAATTTTAGACAAAATTCATGAACACCATTTAAATCAGGTGCTTTCTTGAATTTATATCCATTATAAATTTTCGTGCTCATAATGTACCTTGCATTGGGATGTCATTGTAATTCAACGCAACCATACTTCTCCTTACTGTTTGTGCCATTCTAAAATCTGTGTCAGTATCAAAAACAAAACTATAATGATCTCTTTCCTTTTGACTTGGAATGCCAATAAATTTTACACCATAATTAACCAATCGAATAAGGAATATTCGATGAGAGTCATTATTAATATTTGCTCTAAATCCTAGAATCATTTCATTCCTTTATTTAAATCATTAAAGAATTTTCTTTTCCTATGTGGTAAATTCATATACCATATCCATAACTTAGGAAATAATTTGTATATTAAAGAACTCACAATATGTGACCAGCAATGTACCCAACCACCAGACGTACACATTTTACAATGTTCGTTGTGATTATAATGAACACTACATATAGAATACCATTCATATTTCCAAAATAATAACCCCTTAGTTATACGTTGACGCATTACATCTTTGCATTAAAATATTGTGCCAATCCTGTAACTTCATCACCAACCCATGACGGTATTTCGATTTTATCAATAATGTTTTGTAATTCCACCTCAGCAAGAATCAATCCATTCTTTTGATCGTGAAACACATCTACCTCCCACTTAGTTGAATTATAGTAAATGACATGTCTTGTTTTACGAACTGATTGATCTAAACAGTGTTCCAATAGTCTTGCTGCTTCATTGTATGGTATATCGTATTCAAATTCATCAACACCAGCATTTTTATCATCAATGGTTTTAATTTTTATTGTTAACTGACCATACTTGAAATCATCACTAATGTCATGAACTCTCCTAACTCTAACAATTCTTCCATCCGATTTAGATAAATATCCTTGAGTTATTTCCAATATTCTATCTAACCCCGGCTCTCCAAGGAAATCTTCATTCTTTACAAGAAACTTACGTTCAATTTCTCTTTGCATAAATTATCATTTTAATATAATCATTAGAAGTGATATAATTGTTACTATCCAAAAAGGTGTTTTATTTGTGTGGCAATGTTTATGATCACAAGCAGAAAGATCATGAAGATAATACATGTAAAATCCATAAGCAATAGCCACTATGTTAATAACCACCAATACGGTTTCATATTTATGAAATGAATCGAAATATTGACCCGCAGAAATAAAACCAATAAAGAAACATATAACAGGCAATACGCAACATAAGGAATGTGTTAATAATGTTATAAACATCAAAGAAATAACTCTATTTTTTTTCATCTTCGTCTTGCTTTATTTGATTATCTATACGTACATGTACTTCATTTAAAGCATTTTCAGCAGTCTCTGATGTTAATCTTTCACTAACTGCATTCTTTAAGAAAGCAATTGTTTCATCCAATTCAACAAAATCTATAGGTGGATCATTACTTGTTAGTAATTCTTTATCTACTAATGATTGAATACTCGTATTAACGATCTTTGAAAAATATGTTGTCTTAAGGATACCAATTAAAGAATCATTATCTAAAGACTCAAGCATCCTTTTTGGATCATTGACCTTATAGCAAATCCCACGTTCATCGAATATTATCATATACTATCTTGCTCCAAAACCTACTTTTCCAGAACCCCCAAATCTTTTTGAATTAGGTCTATTATCTGCAAAATCTTTCAAAATTTCCATAGTATCTTCAAACGTATTTCCTTGAATGATAGTAGAAACTATTAATTCTCTCAAATGAGCAACAGACAAATCCACAGTTTCTTTAACCCAACGATCAATATCAATTGATTTGAGGTCTTCGGGCTTGAGAGTATGTTCGAAATAATACTTTCTAACCTCTTCATTAGGTAATCCAATTTCGTATCTTCTATCGAAACGTGATGGACGATTAATAATTCGTTCTGCAAGTTCTTCTGGATAATTTGTTGTAGCAACATAAACTATATTATCCATATGATTCATCCCATCAAGAATATTCAATAATAATGTTTCCGTACCCTTTCCAGCATGAAACAAACCATCAATATCTTCAATAATTGTTACTATTCGCCTCGTGTTTTCAATAATCTTAAATGTTGAATGCATAAAATTACTATATCTTTCAACATCTTCCGGTGATTCTATTTTAAACACTACGCCCTTTTGTTCTTCGAGTAAATATTTTATGATTAATTGAATAATATGAGATTTACCACAACCCGGAGGGCCATACATTAATATACCTCTTTTGTATGTTAGTCCATAACGTCTGAAATCTGGTTCTTTTTTCCAGAATGTTGTGATGTCTTTAATTATTTTTTTGGTCTCAGGCATTGGTAGCTCTAAGATATTATCTGTAATGTATTCAGATTTTCTAACAAAATACTTCCCAAGATTATTGTCATATCCTATTCCGTAAAATCCTGTTGGAATGTTATTACAAATTTGAACATGAAACTCAGGGTAATATAAGCCACTACCATGAGTAATCCACTGAACAAATTTAGGAGTCTCAATTATATCTTCTATCTTTCCATGCCCATTTTCATCTCCTTCTGGTTCATTAAATGCTGATGGCGGGATGGCATCATCATTTTTAAATGTTTTTACCTTTCCTGCACCTATACTTGGTGTTTTTTGTTTTTTTATATCCTGATTACTTAATTGTTTTATTCTCATAAATTTTAGTTTAAAAATGACAATATTTTATTCTTAACACCATCACCTGCTAAACCCTCTAATGGGTCAACAAGAACGAAGTTAGTTAATCCTTTTTGCATAAATAAATCATCGAAAGCAACCCACTTTTCTGGTTCGTATTCTTTCAATGTTTTAGTAATTTGATGTATTCTATTTTTTTCGAGGTCTGACATTGAAACCGATTCAGTGACTGTAAATGCTATTGGCTTTTTTATTATTTCATTCCATTCAAAAATTTCACCTATTTCTTCAAGAGTAAAATGATTTTTCCAATCCGATGATAGAATCATATTAGCACCAGTTTCCTCTAAAATTTCGTTTAATATTCTTACACACACAGGATTCATTTTATACAAATAGTTATGCCACTTGGTCTTGATTTTTACGTCAGAACAACCATCAGTAGCCAATGGCCCATCAATATCAACGAAAATCAATTTCATGTGGTAAAAATATAAAAATAAAGAACACTAAACAAATCCATTTCTAATTTCCATTAATAATCTTCCTAAATGATTCTCACCCACATTGGGGTTCTCTCTTAAGTCAACTCCCCAAAATCTGTCACCATGCCAATTTCCTTCTTGAATATTTTGATTGCCAGTAGACAATAATCTTGTCCTCATTTCTGGCTTAGAAAATTTATTGAGAAGACAAACATGCATTGTGTGCATCTTGAGATAGTCCCAATTATCTACTAATGTAATAAATCTGCTTTCAGCTTTAACTTTTCCCGGTGAAACAGTTGAGAGTGCACAGAATTTCTTCCAATTGTATTTTACACCATCAATTTCAACATCCTCATTAGATTTTGCACTCATATAAGCATTTTCTACCGAAGGGTAGACAATACCCACAAACTCCACTTCACATAAGTAGAAGTTAGATAAGAATTTGTGTTCTTCTGATTTAAAGTGTAGTATCATCCTCGCTTTTATTATCATTGGCAAGATATACGATTTCTCTTGCGTTCATAAGCAAAGATAATAAAGTTTTTTCAAATTCTTTTCTAAACACAACATCTATTTCGTTTTTATATGGATCAGATTTTTCCTTTGGTTTTACTGCACACAAAGAAATCTCAGTGTCCCATTCCCTATATCTATCATCATATCGATCATTATTATATTCAGTAAATTTATAACCAAGAATGGTTAAAAATTTCATAACCGATTCCTTTGATAGTAATTCGAAATCATAAGATTTGTATGTCGGTTTATTGTGCTTTTCCATTTGTAATTGTTATAATGAATCTTTTAGGTAAATAGATATTTTCCACATCAATAGCCTTGTTAAATAAAGGTGCAATGTCCGAAGGCTTGTAGTGTGCTAATCCACACCCAATTTCCGTTACCATGAATTTCAAATCTTTGTGAAGATTTGCATATTCAATAAATCCGTCAACATATATTTGAATGAAAATAGTTGGAAGTGTTATAATTCGGTTATCCTTAGTTGGAATAGCATATGATCTACCATACAGACCAACACCCTTTCCCCATTGCGCACCAAAAAAATTATAAGCGAATTTCGCTGCACCAGCACCATGTATACCAGCTTCGTTTGATCCAAATACAAATATCTCACCATCATTTAATGTTAGGATATGATCAGGGGAAATTCTTTCATTCATATTGAAATGCTAAATTAGCTTGTTTAATTTCAGTTTCAAACATTTCGGGACTTTTATTTTTCAATCGTTCAAACCAGTCGTTTGTCTTTATCTTACAGGCATATATTTGTGGTACACCCTTCTTTGTCTTAATTAAGCCTTTCGCCACCACACCTTCTGTTAAGTTGAACTCATTATTTTTTACTTGCTCAACAAATTCTCTATTGAGATTACCTTCGTAAATCACATTAGGAATACCAACTGGTTGAAAATCTTCGTAGAATTGTCTTGGAGGCATCATCCCTTTCTTGTACTGATCAATATCAAACAATATTATGTCGAATATGTCATTCTTAAAATCATGCATTCCAAATGCTGACTTAGTACCAATGAATTCAGCATAACACACGAAAGACATAATATTTCGGTATTCTCTCCTATGAAAAATTTCTGAAAGAGATTCATTATATTTTTCCATAAATAGATTGACTGCAATACCGAAAGGATCGCTATTCTGATCAATCATTTGCTTACGAGTTCCAAATTTGTAAAAACCCCTCTTATGTGAAAATTCAACACGAATATTTGACCCATCAAGTTTATCAAAAGCCAGTACTGGTAAACCCCAATGGTCACCATAATAATCTATTGTATCATACTGTTTCATAAAACACCATGCATTAAAATCAAATATGCCTTTTCGTATTCTTTTTGTGTGAACCCAAATAAATTGTTGCATTTTACAAAGTTATTTCGTTGACTATATAGCATATCACTATCATCATCTAAAATAACATATGTGTCTAATACGCATTTTTCTTTTTCATCTCTAACATATTCACTATCATATGTCCAATGACGAAATTTAAATACATTTTCATAATACCATTCAATTTCAAGTCCTCTAGGTATTGTCACACTATACTCTCCCGAACGATAATTACGGAAATTAGGAGTAATACCAATTACCTCTCCTTCCATTTCACGATCAATCCACATTCTTTGCATCACATCCAATCCAGCCCCTCTCCACACAGAAGAGATAACTACTTTGGCTCCAGTTCTCAAAATGAGCTTATTTAACAATGATTTACTCAATGGATCAAATTTATCACCATATTCATCATAGGATTTCTCACGATCTTCCTTTGGAAGGGAGATGTAATATCTGTTAGAGTTCAAAACTCCATCAATGTCTAAGAATAAGGCTTTCTGTTTCAACATATTTTCTAAAATCAAGAACAAAACTCAATTCATTAAATTCTTTTAATAAAAATACCTTTAATGTCATGCCGATTGGATAACCAAATACTAAATCGTTCATATTTCTTAAATATGCGTATTTTTCAACACAAATATTTAGAAGCACTCTTGTTCTCATTGTGCCATATCTTGTCTTCCGAATTTCAACGAAATTATTTTCTGTAACACAAAAGACAAATGAAGCATAATCATAATCCTGTTTAGTAATATTACTAACATTATTGTAATCATAAACAATTATCATCCCCCTCACACTATTTCTTTGAATCGTAATGCTTATTAATGATCTTAAAGCTACCTTTTGAGTGTTGTACGACAACGCCTTCAAAAGGTTTGCCATTTAGCTCAGTTATTTCTACGGAATATTTTTGAATCAGTTTTGGAGTCAATATAACGTCTTTTTCAATTAAACTAACCATAGGTAGTCCTAATGCCTCCCCAATATTGATGAAGTAGAATTGATGACCTTTATGTGCATATTCATGATCCTGAATTAAGAATACAGAGAACATAGCCCATCCTTTGGGAAGTTTAGCATGTGGATTAAGTTCAAAACTTTGAATTCCTTGACCGTAACTTTCTCCACGTATACATAATGATACTCTATTATCTACACAGAAAGTTTTCAATTTATTTTTCAAATCATATTTCTCTATATGAGCAGTATAATTGTTTGTAAATATTTCATACAATTCCAGTGAACGACCCAAAACGATGAATCTATCGCTTTCTATGTCGTAGGCATAGCTTGCGCTCTGTCCATCAGTCTTAAGAGTAATATCAACCAATTCTCCGTATGGGAGTTCGTATTCACTATAATTTTCCCAACGTTCTTCATCAGTTTTTGGAATTCCAAGAGGAAGTCCACCCTTTGCTTGAATATCGTTAGGTGCTGGTGGCTCGTAATGAGTTACACCGATAAGATCAGAAACATCATCACCTATACCATACTGCATAAGCTGTGCCTGTACAACTTCTGGAAGAATTACGAAAGGCACAATAATACCCTCACTCCATTGATCACGGAGTTTTACTGCTTTGATTCTCTTTGGGGAATACTTACGGTAATCCTCTGTCCATTTTTCTATGGGCAATAATGAATCAGGACGGATATAGACAATAGTCTCTCCACCTTTGTACAATCCCTTTTGTACGACACATTGGTATCCAAGTATTGTTGCCAATTCCAATCTATCTGCATTTGGATGAACTACAATTGATCCTATTTTTTCTACAGTTGCGTCTTTCATATCTTTCTCAAGTTTATATGAATTCCCTCATCATCTATTTTTATACCGACAATTTTTTCATCTAGTTTTTTTGCTATTGAATGTTCGAGATATGGTCTCAGCCTCTCCCAAGAAACATATCCGATAACTCCTTTACCATACTCCGATTTGAATTTGTCATTTGACATACCCTGTGTCAGTGATTTATATATTTTTACATCAGCCATATAAATGTGTAATATAAGGTTATAAAGTGTATTGTTTGATCTATTCCAATCACATTCCAGAACTGGTACATGTTTTTCTTCATGTAGAAGTGTGTACTCAATTTACTGGTTATAAAATCAGTTGCCAAATGTAGATAGAAATTAATCACGATCCAAACCGTAAATGCCAGCCAATTAGAAAATAATGGAAATGTTAGAATGCCCATTACTAGAGCATATGTAGATACGTGCAATAGTAACCATTTGAGGCTCTTGCTTTTATTCTCACCCATTTGTCTTGATTGAAAGACAAAATCAGCTATAAAATGAAACAGAAATATAAATCCTACCATACATTATATGTTTTCAAGGCAAAAATAGGGATTTTATCAATATAAAACAAATTTCCATATTCCACGTATAATACCTTAAACGAATAGTTATGATTGGAGAATTAATGGGCATGTTCAAGAAGATTGTAAATATGTCACTAGAGCAAAAAAAGAATAGATTGGTTGAAATAAGGGTTGCACAGATATTAAGGGAAAAATATAATGGCATTGATGCAATCCCACCACAAGATGAAATAGAAACAATTGCCATACTTGAAACTATACTCCCACTAAGGGGTGTTGAAGATGTTGTAATAATTATGAATAAAATCACCTCTTTAAGGGAAGAAATTAATGCCGAAGCGGAATCACGTTTAAAAAAATAATCATGTACGATCCTGAATCAACCTTACGAAACCTCCATAAAAATTATCTATTTATTAATGGGGTAGAATCAAAAAAAACAATGCATCATATTGAACGAATGAGATGGTTGGGCGGTATGGAAGCTTTGCTTCAATGTTTGAATGTCATTCCCTCTGGAATACCTTTCGATCTTAAACTCGAAAAAAAGAAGTGGTTTTTTATACCATACGACTCAAAAGAATCTTACCAGAACTACATTCTGCGTAAATCACACGAATTTTTAGAAAGAAATAAGACTGTGACTCTGTAATTTGTTTATTGTCTAAATTTTAATTATGTTTGCTATTGGTCAGTAGGCCAAATAGCAATAATCTTATCATTACTATGATATAGATGGGAATTAATGAAACAGTTGCCAAGGCACATAATACTGCCAAGGAAAAGGGATTTTGGGATAATACAGGTTGGAATTTAGGTGAGAAGTTGATGCTGATAACTTCCGAATTAGGGGAAGCTCTAGAGGCCGACAGAAAAAATCAATATGCTGCTATCGATGCATTCGATAAATTTTTAGCAGAAAGCGGTAAATATACCAGCGAACAATTCGTAGAGAATTTTAAAGAAAACATCAAAGATTCATTTGAGGATGAATTAGCTGATACCATTATTAGAATCTTCGATTTGGCAGGACAAATGAATATTGATCTTGAATATCATATCAAGCACAAAATGCGATACAATTCCACCAGAGATAAACTTCATGGTAAAAAATATTAATAGATGATTAAAAAAATAGCTCACCTTGCGGATATACATTTGCATAAATCAATAAAAAGACACGATGAGTATAAGCAGGTTTTCAATGAACTGATAAAATCGCTACGAACAGATAAACCCGATAGAATTGTTATTGTAGGTGATTTGTTCAATGATTACATTAAACTCGAAGGTGAGCTTCTTGTTCTTGTTACTAAATTTCTCAATGCTCTAACTAAGGTAGCACCGCTTGTTATTACTCGTGGTAATCACGATGTACTAAAGGCAGCAACTAATAGAATTGATTCAATACAGGCTATCGTAGAATCAATAGCTAACCCTAAAATAACATATCTCAACAGTACTGGAATGGTTGAGGATGAAAACGTTGTATGGTGCGTTTGGAAACACGGTGAAAAGAGAAATAACCCTTGGCCAAAGGATTTCGTTAAAGACCCTACGAAGGTCTATATAGATTTATTCCACGATCCTATTAATGGATGTATTGATGCTGCAGGATATGAATTTGAAAGTAAGACCTATAGATCAATAAACGATTTCAAAGGAGATTTTTCATTCTTTGGCGATATTCACAAACACCAATATTTTCTCAATGAAACTAAAGCCTACTGTGGTTCACTAATAGCCCAAAACTATGCAGAGGGTGATGATGAATTTCATGGTTATATCATGTGGGATGTTTTAGAGAAAACCCATAAAGACGTACCCATAAAAAACGAATATAACTATCACACAGTAATAGTTAATAGATTCACCGATTTTGAGAATCTTAATATAGATATAAAGGATATATCACTTAAGCCATCAATCAGAATAAAATGGCAAACGCTTCCTGCACTAAAAAACACTGAAAACGAAAAAAGACTCTGGACATATATTTCAAATAAATATGCACCAGTATCATTCAAACACAAAGTCGAATTTATCGAAGAAAATAAAATCGATACTCAGGATGTTGATGTTATTGAAAATATCACCAAGCGAGAAGTACTTCACAAAATCTTTGAAGATTATCTCAAGAAAATAGGTCACGATGATGAAATCGTCAGTGATGTATTAAAGCTCGATGAGATTATTGAGAATCGTATTGTGGTTGAAGAATTAACAAATATCGAATGGTCTATTGTTAGATTTTGGGGAAAAAATTTCCGTAACATCAAATCTATTGACATCGATTGGAGGGATAAAAATGGCCTCTATCAAATCACAGGAAAGAACACGGCTGGTAAGTCTTCAATAATTCAATTGCTTTCGTATATTCAGCATGGGAAATCATTAGAAACCGACTCCAGAAAGAAATTTGGGGATGCTAGATTTGTTAACAATAGAACTGACATCAATAGCTGTGAGGGTGGGTTAGTTATCGACTGTAATGGGGAATACTATGGTATTAAAAGAGTTACTACCATTAACAAGAATAAAGAAGATGAAATAATCAAAGCCAGTACTGTTGTCAACTATCATAAACTAACATCACCGGACGATGATTTCAGTAATGAAAATGATCTTAATGCTTTAAATGATGAAGATCGTTTAAAGACACAGAAACGTATTGACGAAATTATAGGTACATATGAGAATTTCATTCGCATCACATTAACCACCGCAGATACCCTAAACAATATTCTAAGTACTGATAATTCTATATTTTTAGATTCAATATTAGTTGATTCTGGTTTAGATATATTTGATATTCGATTGAAAGAATTTAAGAACTATAAGAAGGAGCTAATTACCTCAAATCGTGTTAGCTGTAATCTTGATGTTGAAACTACTGCAATTGCAATGTTAGATAAACAAATTATGGAAAATGAAATGTTTATTGGCCTGTTATATGAAAAGATTGAAAAATTAGATGAAAAAATTAATAGTGCTGAACTAAATCGTGATAGAATTACCAGACTATTTCACCAAATAGACCCTGAAATTGCAAAACTTAATGTTACAGAAATTCAAAAGATAATACATAACTATCTGAAAGAAATTGATGAATTAGAATTGACCCTTAGTTTATTAAATAGTAACATAACTAAATTGAAAAGTTCTTATGATGCTGAAAAGCTTGCTTCTCTTATTCTAAAAAAAGAGAATCATAAAAATGAAGAATTCCAATTAAGAACAGAGATCAATAAACATCGTCTTTCAATTGAACAAACAATATCACTCTCCAATAAACTCAATGGAGAAATTGAATTATTGAAAAGAGAAGGAAAGGCTAAGAAAGACGAAATTGCCAATCTAAATAATAGTAAGACATGCTTAACTTGTGGTAGGGAAAAAACAGTTGAGACGATAATACCTATTCAAGAAAAAATTAAAGCACTGGAAAGTCAGATGTTTAATATTGCTGATCAGGTAAAGATCAAATCAGCAGATAAGAACTTTGATTTAAAAATCGTCCAACTTAAGAAATCTATTTTAGATATTGAAGCAATTATTGGTGAAAAATCTATTGGTTTCGAATTGATTACTGTTGAGATTGGAACCCTAAATAACGATAAACTTGAAGTAGAGAAAAGGGAACGATTATTAGACGATCTGAAATCAATTCCTATCAAGTATGAAAATTTCCAACTTAAGATACGTGCAGAACAAGATAAAATCAAAAAGCACGATGAACTACTTTCAAAAATTCAAGATAATATCAATATCCAAAAGGAATTGGATTTAGTTCTACGTGATCTAACTCAATTAAAAACCGACAAGGATAATCTCATGCGTGATATTAACCGTATGGATAATGACATTGCATATAATCTAAAACAAATTACTAGTAAGCACGAACTAATTAAAAGATTTAAAGAACAGCAAAAAAATGATGTCGTAATGGACATTTATATGAATTGTATTCATCGTGATGGGGTTCCAACCCAAATTCTTCGTAATAATCTACTACCAAAGATTAATACCACCCTATCCAATCTATTGCAGCCTGTTGACTTCAACGTATGGTTAGATGAATCTGACCTCAAGTTAAAGATGTCTTATGCAATGCATCCTAATGCAGTTATAGAGTGTCTTGGTGGGTCTGGTAAGGAACGTACCTTTTCTAGTATATCTTTAAAGGTTGCATTGAATGAAATTAACATCAAATCCAAACCCAGTCTATTTATGTTAGATGAGGTTATGGGTAAATTGAAGGATGAGAGCATTGATGAATTCCTCGATTTTATCAAAGTAATTAAAGAACGTGTAAAGAAACTCATTATCATTGAACAAAATCATGATATTCAACCTGATTATGTTATCTCAGCTATTATTGATAATAATAAAATATCAACCATAAAATTAGAAGAATGAAAAATTACCAAAAAACAACAGCAAGATTAACGGTTAAGTTTGTAAAGAAATCGAATAATAGCGTTATACTTACCCTACCTACAGACAGTATGGAAGTATACCAATACTTTTCTACTGATTTTATAAATCAAATAATGAGGAACACATTCAAAAATATCGAATCAATCGGAGATATTATGATAGTGGTGGATCAGGATTTCAAACTAAAATGATGGTATAAATTATCTTCCTATATGAAAGATATATGGATTCTCTGCAAACCATCCCACGCTAATATCAAAATGTAACACCAGTACTATTAATGCTATAAGTAGTGATACACCTGCAGCAATTAGCCTAAATTTAGTACTTGATCTTTTAACCTTTATTCCAAGTAATGGAATTCCATATGTCTTTCCTGTAGGATCGTCAGTAGCTTCCGCAAAGAAGGTAAGTTTACATCCTAGATTAATAAATCCTTTATGTAGAATTAGTGCAGGATATACTGAACACATAAGTAACAATATATTATGTCCTATAAGCATAAGATACATTACATAACCACCAGTTACTAAGCTTTCCCAAAGATGAATATCTTTATATTTAAGATTAGACAATCCAAGATCGACATCGAAACTAACCATCTTCATTATAATAGTGATTGCATTAACAACGAAGAATATGATAAAAAATAAATTCCAATTCATTGTTAATAACGGAAAACCAATCATTAGAATTGACATTAATACCAATCCTAATACTCTGTGTGAATATCCAAAATAGCTAACTATTCCAGACATTACACGTTGTAGAAATGCATACAAAAAAGTCATGATTATTTATCAAGTCCTTTCCACTTTCTATAAATTCTTTTCAAAGGATTGCCAAGGGGAGTTAATAGTACAGCACTAGCAATTAGCACTAAAACTATAAACCCTGCAAATATTTGTTTAAAAATTGAATCATCTGGTACATATAGTGCTACAGCCACAAAAATACCAAAGGCTAATGCCATTATCGATAATTCCTTAATGTTGTTTTTTATTACTTCTTTCATAATGTATTTATTTATTATAAATACTTGAAGCATAAAAAACCTCTAATAGGGCTATACTTCCGAAAGATAGACACAAATATCTATTACGTTAGATACGTCTAATTTGCAATATGTTGCAATATTTTGTAAAATTGGGTCATTGATCCTATCAGTTTCATTATGTTGATGAGTATTGTCCCAATAATAAGCACTCAAATTACTACCATTAACCTCACCATGTTTAGAGGATGGAATACCTATAAATTCACATATAGTATCCATTGACATATATTTACTTGTATTCATTCTCCAATCTCTCATGGTATCTATAACCTTGATTTCCCAAGGCTTTCCATAAATGGAATTTTTCAAAAGTTGAGGAATCTTAATTTTATATTTGATCATTCGTTTAACTAAAAAAGGAATGTCGTATTCTAATATGTTATGACCACACAATATCGTATTTGGATTTTTATCAATTGCCTTATCTAATTGATTTGCAAATTTTTGGAGTATTGGAAATTCCTCATGTGAAGTGATGTCATATAGTTTTTTTGTGACATTATATTTACCACCATCATGAACTATGTCAACCATTCCAATGCTAACACACACAACTTTAGCATACTCAGCATATAAACCAGCTTTATCAAGATAAATTTCTGCGTCAGAAGGTTTCTGGTCAGATTTTAAAACATCACTATAGTGTTTAGCAGATACTTTTTTCCAATTATCTAAACTTCTAGCAGCTATGAATTCTTCAAATGTTTTATATTCTCGAACAGCTTCAATATCGAGAAACAGCATATTTGAAATTGAGCTTAAATTGTAACTATTCATTTGTCAATTTGGTTAATTGACACAAATATACAAAATTTAATTAATACCAGAAAATAATAAAACATGTGATTTACCTTTATTATCAACACACAATGACATATATTGGCCTACTTCATCGTAGAAATTCATAATACTCTTAATCGATTTTTTTCGAACATAATATAATACGGGATTATCTACACTAACGAGATGTTGTACTATATTATCTACGCATTTATTTGAATTCAACTTAAATATGAAATCTAAATTTACTGCATGTATTGTACCGTCCTCATCTAATTTAACATCTGCAAGATGAAGTAATTCATTCCTTTCGTTACGAAGATAGATGTTTTTTATTATCCCACACTTATTATTGATGAATTTAAAATTTTTTCCATATAAACCTGATATTAAAACAGTGTTTCCAGTTTCAACTCTACTAATTTCTTCATCTATATTAAAAGTCTCTTTCATTTAAAAATAAAATCCATAATCTTATCTAAGAAAGTTCTTTTTTCTTTTTTTTCAATTTCTTTGAGAAAAGTTTCCCCATCTTCAACCACTTCTTTAATTAAATACTTTTTTGTTTGATCAAGTTCATCCAATATAAGAAGTTTCTCTTTCTCGACTTCTTTATATTCTGCCTCATCTAATTCAAGTTTGAGCAGTTCAAATTTCTTACTCTCACTATTATCTTTTTTTCCCATTAGTTATTAACTCTACAAATTTTTCGGTGTCTTCTTTAGATACTATTGTCTTCTCAACAATTGGTTCGACAATTGGTTCAACTACTAGTTCAACTTTTACGGTTTTTAATATCTCAATCTCTCTATCTAATTCTAATTGTTTATCTACCATCATCTTCTTCATTTGTTGAAGTTCAGATTCCTTTTCTCGGATTTTTGCGAGAATGGCAGTGTTGCGTTGAGTGATGTCAATTGCAAATAAAATTAATTCATCTAAATCAGCTATATTTTCTTCTGATATACTATGAAGTTTAATTATTTTTCCATTATCATTCTCATTTACTAATGAGATTGTATAACCCGATAATGACATATCGTGTACCCAGTCTTTAGGTACACCTAAATATAATTCATAACTTTGAGTAATGGCATTAAAATCAAATTTCCAAAAATACTCTTCAATAGGTTGAAGAATATCTCTAAATTTAATAATTCTATTTTCAAGAAAATATGATGTCAACTGTAGTACATCCTCTTCGGACAATTTTTTTAAATCAATCATTTTGATGTTATATGAGATATGTTAAAAAAATAGTTATTGATAGCCAAATAAGAACTTTACCATATAACCCAACATCATAGGCCGTTTCAATTTTATATCGAACACGTCTTACAAATCTGTAAGTAAACATAAATATATGACTCATCATATATAAGATACTACCTATGAACAGGAATTGGTAAAGTTCTGAAAAGTCCATAGATTATGCAGGTTCTGTTGGAGTGATTTCCATTTGTGGTTCTTGAACAGCTTGTTTTTGTGGAAAATATAATTCCACCAATTTGTCTGCTTCAATAAGATTGACATTTTGTCGAACCAATGATGCAATTTTTTCTACTCTTTCCTTATGTGGGATAAGATCAGTTTGTACTAGACGTGCAACTTCTTGTTCATTGAAGTACCTCTTGCTACGTAGTTCATTTACTACGTCATTTTTAATAACAGTTAAATCCATTTTTTTTGATTTTTCTTATAAAATTATTTTGTTGTAAAGATAACGAAATAATTGAATAATCCAAACAAAATCTATACTTCCATTAAAGATTTCTTATGATCTAAAGCATTATCAAATACCTGATAAAGATCAAGTAGTATTTTCATCATATTTTTATGCTTTTTAGGGGTAATTGAGAATATATCATCCCAAAAAGAAATATACTGCTTTACTGTTGGTAAGGTATCGTAATTATAGAATTGTTGTGTAAAATACTCAAAAAAATATTCACGTAATTCAACTGTATTGATAAACATTATTCCTTCTTGGCCAAATTCTGCAACCACTTTATTAAAAGCCCAATTGAAATGACCCTTTAGATCATCGTCTTTTTTCAAAAAATCACGACCAAAATACGTTGTGTGCGCATAACAAATTAGATTTATAACGAAGTCACGATACAATTCAATACGTTCTTTCATAACACCATTTGATTTTAATTCTTTCATAATTTCAAACTCATTATATCCTTCATCTTTAAATACTTTCTCTATACGTACTTTATTATTGTTGCTATTGTTTTTCATGTTATTAAATTTTATAAAAAATTTATTTCCATTATATTTATAAATACTTTTAAACCTCAATATAAACAAAAAAAGGTGTTGAAAACACCTTTTTAAAAAATTTATTTTTATTTTATTTTAAGTCAACAGTTTGTTTAATTTTTCCACAAGACTAGATTTTGGTACAGCACCTGAATGACGCATAATTAATTCATTACTTTTAATTACAATGAAAGTTGGAATTGATCTAATACCATACATTGCAGTTGATTGAGGGTTCTCATCAACATTAACTTTTACAAAAATAATTTTCGATTCATAAGTCTCTGATAATTCGGAGACTACTGGTTCTACCATTCTACATGGCCCACACCATTCTGCCCAAAAATCTATAAACACAGGTTTATCACTATTAATTAATAATGATTGTAATTCAATGTCGTTATAATCCAAAACCTTACTCATGTTAGAATCTAACTGATTTTTTTGTATTTACAAATTCATTTGTGCTATATCCAATCAAATGATTCATTTTATCCATGATAGTTTCGCTTATGAGTTCTGGCTCAGTAGGTGCAGGTGGCACACCATTAGGATCACGTTTAATCATAATCACTTTACTTTCACTCAAATAAAAATCATAATCTTTTACTACATCACCAAAAATTTTACTTTCGTTAATTTTTTGTGTGTACTTATTACCCAATCCTTCGAGAGTTAACAAGAATGACCCTTCATTAATTGAAGTCACTTCTTCCGTATCTTCCAATTGGAATTCAACAAGTTTGGACTTACCATAATCATTGGTATATTTTCCGGTAAAGGCTTCATTATACCCCTTCTTGAATTTAGTATCTTGTGCTTTGACTTCACCTGTCATAACAGGTTGTGTATCTTTATTGTAGCTTGGCATATCTTCTCTGTAGTTTATTTTTTCTTGTCTTAATTTATATTGATCCTCACCCATATCTTTCTGTAGTCTTTTTTCAAACTTTTCAGAAGGTTTATTATCGTACACAATGTTATGCATACCATCACCTCTATCCATTGCTAATCTCAATTTCTCTTCTTTAGTAAGATTTCTTTTTGGTGCTGCATTATTACCACTTGTTGAATCACCACCTGTTGAATCACCAACATTTTCCAATGCCTTCAATTCTTCCATTTTGGCTAGTGCTTCTTTTTCGAGTTCTTCACCAGTTTTAAATTCTTGTATTTTATCCTTATCTTGTTCAATATAGAATTCATCGGGATTTGGATATACTTTTGCTTGCTTCAATGCATCTGCATCAGCCATTTGTTTCGTTGCAATTGATGCTGTTTCTTTTTGAATTTTTTGCAAATTAAGCATCGAATTTGACATTCTTTCTTCGTTCATATTGTTTTGTTTTGATTTTTGTTTTGATTCTTGAACATTACCACCTTTCATTTGGGTTGTTAATACTCTTTCGACATTATTAAATTGTGCTCTTTCTTGTGGTGGCATTGCTTGAATTGATGCAAGTATTGCCATAGGATGAAACATCTTCTCTCCCCTTTCTTGAGTATATTGTTTTTCAAGTGCTAAATAATCTTGAATCGTATTAATTTTTTCATTGTTTTGTGCAACGAAACTTAATTGCTGATTATCTCTTGCCTGATATGATGCTTTATCAGCGTCTGTAGCTGCGAAATTTTTTAAATCTAATGAAGGTTTTTCTTCGGCAGGTGCATTAGCTGCTTTTGCTGCATCCATATCCTTCATAACTTGTTGTTTTTGTCTTGGAGACAATTCAGCAACACTTTCAACTCCATAGTTAGATTTAAGAAATTCTCTAAATTTAGCTGCATCTGCATTAGCTTCTTTGCTTTGTCTATCACCTTGATCAGATTCTCTATCTTCAACATCTACTTCTGGTGCTGCTTCTGCAACTGGTGCAGATGAACCACCCGTAGGTGCGCCAGATACGTTTAATTCTGGCGAATCCATAGTACGTGCCATTGAATCTGGTTGGTCATCAACCATTGATTCCTGAACACCTGCTTCACCTTTTGATTGATATTCGGTATCAACCATTGCAAAGAAAGATTCCTTTTCCTCTGGAGACATTGATCCTAATGATTTGCCACTAGCTTTCAATTTATTCTTGAAGAATTCCTTGTAATCTGCGTGATTGATTGTTTTGTTTTCTGCTAAGTTCATCTTTTGATATTTTTTATATAATAAATCGTATACTCTTTCTGGTGGCATCGTACCAAAAAAATCATGCACAAATTTTTCCCCCATTGCATTTAATGATTCTGGAGTTTGGTTAGGATTAGGATCAGGAAACACTAATTTAGCAATTTTTGTGAATATATTTTCATCAGATGCAGTATGTTTTGAATTATCTGCAAATTGAACCTTATCAAAAGGATTTTCTTTTGGTGTTATCATCTTACCTTTATTTGGCCATCCCATTAAATAATTATTATCCTTTTCATCTACATAATTAGGTAATCCCGCTTGTTTTGTTGATGCATAGTCTGTAGCAGCTTTATCTGTCATTGAACTCGCAGCTTTTTTCACTGCAGGACTAGGATTTTCTAATTCTCCCTTTTGATCTGCATGAACCATACCCATGAACTTTTGCTGTGCTTTTGATACCGATTTTTCGTTTATATTTTCGTTATTATTCCACTTACCTTTGAATAATCCATCTTTAGATTCAAGTTCACCAACAGAATCACTATCACTTGCTTTGCCTCGACTATAACTAATGTCTTTAACCATTGCATCTTTAAAACTAGGTTCTTCATTAATATGAATTTTTCTATTGCTAATTCTATTTGATGCTTTACTTTCTGCAACGCCTGACCAATGATTACTCACTTGTCGTGCTGTTTCTTCTGGAGATACACTATTTTTCATATTAGTCTCCACAAACTGATCATAAATTTTATCCAATGCTCCAATAACTTTATCACCAGAAGGCATATGTCTTAATGCATTAATCACGTGATTTTTATATCCGCTAAGATTCGTAGCAAACATCTTATCTCTCATATCACCTCTCAATTTTGTTAATTGAGGAGAACCTGCACCCTTCAATGATGATGGAGAACTTCCAACATTAAGTCTAGAACCCATACCACCGCCACCAAAACCAAACATCTCATCTACTTCATTTTCATTCACACCAGCTTCATGTTCAATAGTATGATAAATTTGATCCACCTGTTCATCAGTCATTGCAAGTAATTGTTCTGGAGTATATGCCATTGGAAATGAGTTCCATTTACCCTGACTATTTTTCACAATGAAATCAATTTTCTCTTCTTTAGTTGAAAGATGATCCTCTGATACTTGTTGTGGATGTTCTTGTGGATTTGGAGCTTGTCCAGTTAATGCCAATTCTTTCCAGTGAGCTAATGTTTCTTGAAATTCAGGAAGTTTGGCAACTTCTGGATTTTGAATTGTCATTTGATTCAAATTATTTAAAACATTTTGTGCGTGTTGTTTCATTGAAAGACTTCCTTCATCCACCGATTCATTTAACATCTCTTCGAGCTTATCAACACTCTCTACATGTTCTATATATTTCTTAAATGCTTCTGGATTACCTAAATAATCTTTACTTTCTTTTAATATAGTACCACCAACCCATAATGGTTTATCAAGAACTGATTTTCTTTGAGCAGGGAATGGGCCAGAAAATGCTCCACTACTTGCAGAAGTAGTTGTTTCATTCTGATAGGTATTATCTTGGTTATCTAATGCAGGGGCATAAGCACCGCTACTTGCAGCACCAGTAGTTTCACCTAATGCAGGTACACCAGCATACTTTACAGCATCCTGTTGAAAATCTGCAATACTACCATCTGTCACTTGCTGTGGAACTCCTTTTATTTTATTTTGTACTGCTACAAACCAAGGCATTCTGCTATACTTTAATGTATTACCAGCAAATTTATTTGCAGTTTCCTGATTTTGTTCTGGAGTTAAATTTGTTGAAATAACACCAACTGCAGTATTATTACCTTTATCAACGAAATATGTATCATTCTTACTTGCTTTATGTGATGTCATTGGAGCAGGAGCACCAAAACCAAAAAGTTCATTCATCTCTTTATCTAAACCTTCTGTTAGTATTTTCATTTTTTCAGCAACTTCGTTTTGTGATTCATTAGCCATAGCGTTATTCTCCTTATCTTGTTTTACGCCTCTTTTGAATTTATCTAAGTTATCCTTATTGCTATCAACATCAGAAACTTTCTTATCTCTCTTCAAAATTGGTTCATCGCCCTTATTAGCCTTAGCCTTAGCCACCTTATTTTGAAGTTCTTTTTCTAATTCCTCAACACCTTCTTGTCCTCTTCTTTTTTTATTGTAAGTCTTTGTATTTTTGTACTTTTGAAGATAACCAACATCATCAAGAACGTATTCATTAAACAATATGTTCATAATAGTTTCGTTCCAATGATACCCGTAAGTCTCTTGGGCATCTTGCTTTAATTTATTGTAAATATTAGACAAATATTCATCAGTCATTACAAGAGTTTCCATCTTAGGAAGACTAAAAATCTTCTTCTTTAATGATTCTTCTTTTTCATTCAGAGGAATGTTGTTTTCTTTTATGCTATTCATATTTACACCTACATTACGCATTTTACTTTTAAATCCACTATCAATCTTTTTCCCCATTTCTGAGGGCGGTTTCATTGTCGGTTTAAATGACTTAAAATTAAAATTTTGATCACTCATTATCTTCCAATTTCACCTTGCCAAACACTCTTTCTAATCCACATGAATTTATACAATTCAGTTAAAGCGTCTTTTATTAATTTATTTACATCCTTCTTCATATCACCATTTTTCATTGAAGCTTTAACCTGTTTTAGTACTTCATCACGAATAACATTCTTGACCTCGCCTCTAACAATATCCTTAACTTCGCTTGCGCTCATAGTGATTATCTCTCTTTATACCTTATAAATACTTGTCAATAACGAAAAAAAGCACGTCTTTCGAACGTGCTTTATTATTATATAATTCTTTTTATAGTTTAAATTTAATGAGTTGACTACCCCTAAAAGTGGGTATATAAAGAGACCATTCTATTCTTTTTGAATTATTCTTCATAAATTGGTCAACACCCTTTCTAACATCTGGTAAATAATCATAATCATCCAATATGACATATTTACTATTTTCCATAGCCAATTCTAAATCGTGTATTTTACAGTTGTAATCGTGACAACCGTCAATAGATACAAGATCGAAAAATCTTGGAAGTGTGGTCTGTTCTTGTGAATCTACGTGTAATATCTCCCATTTACACGTTCCACCGTAATAAGAACCAATATTTTCTCTTGCTATTGTATTATTTCCATAAGTCTCTAAATCCCAACCTAGAGCATATTCTAATGATTTACTAGCAAGCATTGTTGGTAAGAAACTAAAACCGAGTCTTACACCTATTTCCATAAATGTTTTAGGCTGAATGGTTTGTGCTATTGCCCAATACCATTCAAAACAATTCCCACACCATACATAATCTGATACATCATATTTTGTAAAAAATTGAGAGGGAATAACATCATGAATTGAATTTGGCTTACTAGCAAAGATTTGCTCTATCATATTACTTCATTAATGCAGCACCAGCCACAAATCCAATTCCAAGAAACATTATCTTCCCTCCTGTTGATTTTGAAAATGTACCTAATTTATTCCAAAAAGTTGGTTTTATTTTAGTCTTATCCAGTTCTGGAATAGCATAACTATCAAGATTGTATACTTTATAGTATGGATTACTATTAGTTACTGTAAAAGAAATAGGATACCCTTCTTTACGATCATCTCTCCAATGAAACTCCACTAATTGAGTGTTAGGAAGTGTAAATTTTTTAAATTCTAGTACTGGTCTTCCTATAGGCTTTACTCTACTAATTAATATATCATAAGATAAACTATCACTATGTGCAGCGAATTCAACTGTTGAATCTGTTTGAACTATAGGATCAGCATTAGCTAATCCATCTATTTTAACACCCATCTGAATTAGGGCTGCGCTAATAACCTGATTATGTTTATTGATTTGATCAACTTTGCCCATAAGGTCGATTTGATTATTAGTCAAAGTAAGATTCTTATCTTTCAAATCTTTTGTATCAGCTTGTAATGTGAGTTTTTCACTCACCCACTGATTTTCTTTATTACGATACGTTCTTACAGTATCTGTAAGAGCATGTTGAAGATTTTTTTCTTGTTTGATTTGATCTTTATTTTTACTTACTATATAGAAGTGGTATGATATACCAAACCCTAATAATAATATAAGAACCACAATAGCGAGGTTTCTTTTGTCGAAATTCAATGTTATATCCATCTGATTGTTATTTCAGATAAATACTTTGAATTTATAGTTTTTTTCTTTTTTTCATTTCAATGAATCTACATTCTTGGGTAGAGAATGCTGGTGCAACATGCCAACTTTCATTCAAATCATGAGCAACAATATCTTGTCCACCGAATTTATGTAAACTATCTATTTCGAAGAAAATTTCTAGATTGGTTGTTTTATCAAAACTACCAGTACTGATAAGATCACCGATCTTTCCTTCATTAAAGGGTTTGATTACTAAATCACCAACTTTTTCCGTCTTATCTGTGATAAGAGTATATTTGTGTTTCATATTAATTAAATTAATGTCCTAAGATAGCACATTAATTGGACATTTCAAAATGTTTAATATGTTATTTCTATTATTAGATTTTTGTGATCTATTTTAAGTGTTTTCTCTATAGTACATTCTTCAACGAGTCTAGGATGCTCTAGGTGCAATTGCATTAATACTGAATGAAATATTTTTCTTTTCTCTTCAAAATTTACATATCTATCACTAACGACAATTTTTCCTTTTTCTAAAAATGACTTAAGGTATGATGCTGATGATTGCATAATCATTTATTTAGATATTTGTAGTTCATTATCTCTCCAATACTTATAAAAATCATTGTAGTATGACTGCACTTTCTTAATGATCTTGTCATTATCTGGATCAGCAGGATCGAAACCATCAAGATATTTTACTTCTACACCACTAGTCTTTTCTTCTGGAGTGACTTTATATGCAAACAATAATTGACCATCGATACTACCACCGAAAAAAATACCATCACTATATACATTAAGTGGTTCAAATTGAATGTCCACATTATCATCTTGAAAATAATTTAACATTTTCTCTTGTTCACGATCAATTTCGGATTGTGTAAGATTTCTTGCTTGATCAAGGTTTTCATTAACCTTCTTTCTCATAACTCCTAACATGTCTCTCATTGACATTTCTTTAGTTGGTTTCTTGGGTTCAAAACCATATCTTTTTTCAAAATTTTTTGTTCTTTCTGTAATTTGTTGTAAAATTTCGCCTTTCATGTGTTAGATAGTATGATATAAATACATTTGTTATACAAAAACATTTAGTTCTTTGAGAAATTTCTTGAAATTGAAAGATGGATTAAGATCACAATATTCAGAATCATAATTACTTCGAGTCAATATTCCATCATAAAGTAATGCTCCTTCATGATATACATAATACCCCAAACAATCCTGTTTAATGCCATAATTTCTGCAGAGGTATACACATAAATTTACACATGCTGTTAATTGTTCAGCAGTATAAGATTCCCAATATCTGTTGTTTTTCCACAATTTTTCGTGTACATCACTTTCAATACATTCCTCATTTATCCAATTAAGATACTTATTTTTCTCATAATCAAATGAAAGCATACCCATATTCTCTAAAACGATGGAAATAGATTTTTTATCAATATCCTTATTACCCATATAATCACTATGATAATTAGGGTCAAAGTGTTGAAAAATACGACCATCTCTACGAATACTAAACGTAGGCCAATTTTTAGCTAATCCGAAATCTTTTCTCCTTAGACGTAGTATATGGTTACTGGCCTTTCTAAGGCTCCCTCCAAGGATTATCTGTGTCTTCTTAGTCTTAATACTATAATAGTTTTTGGAGTCGATCTTGAACGTTTTACGGTCAATTTCGAAAGATGCTGTGTATTCTTCTATTCCAAAAGGTATTGATAAATCCATATTTAATAAATACCTTATATTTCAAACAATTTAGAGGTTTTTGCGTATAATGATATATGAGAACAAATATATGAAAATTTTAAACATCCTTTTAACTCTATTTCTTCAATTTTATGCTATTTCTGCAGTTTTAGGACAAGAAAAGCATTTTATTGAAGAATATACCTATACCGCAGGTGATCGTGATAGTAAAGATATTTGCTATGATATAGCCAAAACAAGATTACGTGCTACACTCCTAGATAAAATTGGAGTCTATATCAAAACAGAGACTCTTTTTAAAACTTTTGAAAACAACGGCAAATACAATCAAAATTTTGTAGAAAATATTTCTAGTGTCAGTGCTGGAATTACCAAATTTGAAGTGATCGATCAGTCATGGAATGGCACTACTTACTGGATGAAAGCTAAAATCACTATAGATACCACAGCACTCGGAGCATTAATCGTCAATGAAAAAAAAACTAATGAATTAGATGATTTAAAAAAACAAATAAATCGTATTAGTGATGAATTGGATGTCGTTAAATCAAGTAAGAACATAAACGAGAAATCACTATATGTCAAATCTTTAAATAAACAATCTATCACTGCAGGAACTAATGATCAATTTAATGATTTGAAATTATCTAAAGAAAATAACCTATTATTCCTATCAACAACTAATGGTAGAATGATTGTTCTCGATCAGAATGACTCCGTTCTCAAAACATTTAGGTTTTCGAACTTAGGACATGTATCTCTAGATTATGTTGGTGATGTGGGTGCTTTTATAGATAATAGAAGTGTTATTTATTTCTTTAATCAAAAAACACTAAAAATGATTGACACTATAAGAGTTACAACGAAAGATGATGAAGGAGCTTTTAAAGTGTGGTTTACTAGAACGAGGATATTAATATCAAGTTTTAAAAACATTTATGAGTACAAATCCAACAATAGTGTTGTTGAGTTAATTCATTCTTATTCTATTCTTGATTATAGTTATTCCACCAATCAGGTATTATTAGGACATTGGAACGAATCACTAAAATTCGATAGAAAAATTGTTGAATTATTCTTGGAAGATGCTGCTAGTTTATCTAAAAGAACTACACTATCGAATGTATTAAACATCGATAAATCGTTTGAATTATATTCATACATCACAGATAATGGCTCTAATGTCATATCTTATGATGGTAAGGGTAATTATTATACGGTCAACATATTTACGGGTGAAAAGAAAGTGACCTTGCAAGGAAACATTATCAATGCATCAGAGAAAATATATGGATTAACTAAAATTGATGACGATATGGTGTTGGTGGTAAAATACAATCCTAATGAATTCATTTTTAAAAATCCAAAAACTGGGCATATCGTAAAATCAGTAAAAATAACTCAAATAGCATACGATAACCAAACTCTAATAAACAACACCACAAAAACTATCTATTACTTAACCATAGGAGATAATAATAAATTAATTTCAATAAAATAATCATGAAAAATAATGTTGAAGTATCACCATACATCTTTACAATCTGCGATCAAAAAATTAAAACTGAGTTGTATAATAGATTTTTTGATGTAAAGCATATAGGAAATTCGGACGGATCATCAATGCCTGTCAATGGGCAAGACTACCATGAGACAAATGAAGGATATATCAATCGTCTAAAAAAATGGAAATTAAAAGATCGAGAAATTCTATTTGATGGATGGATAGTTAAGGATTTGATTCATTGGCAAACTTTGGAGAATCCTCAAAGCAATGCATCCATTGATGTGGAATTTAATACATATAAAATAAGGCTATACGATAAAGAATATAAATTCCCAATTCTTCCAGATACAATCGATGATTTTATCAATGATTGTAAAAGAATTGGATTGAAATTGTTTTGGAAACAAGAAATAATTGATAAATTTGGGATTGATAAGATAACATCACCTCATAAAGTTATAGAGTACCATAGAATCATAAGAGAAAATTTGAACTAATGCAAGTATTAAAAAGTGGAAGTAGAAAATTTGATACAAATGACAATTGGAAAGTATTTCACCCGAACGGTAAACACATGTTTACTACGAGTAAAAGAAAGGCCGATTGGTATTTGCGTAAAGCAGGTGCTATTGTTATTGACGAGAATTCAATTCAATTAACAAAAGTACCGAAAGGGGATGGTTTTTCTGAAAATGAGATTTTTGGATTACTTCCACGAGTAAATCAATGTGTTGTTTGTAGTTCTCCAGATAATCTTCAAAGACATCATGTGGTTCCATACCACTATAGAAAATTCATGCCAATAAAATACAAATCGAGAAATCACCATGATGTTGTATTGATTTGTAGAATGCATCATGAAGAATATGAAATGATTGCTAAGAGCTATAAAACTTATATTGCAAGAAAATATAACGTTGGTACAATTGAAGAATTAAATAATGTCTATATCTCAACTGTAGTCGAAAGACTCAGAGCTAAATTTAAGATCAGTAAATTACTTAACACTATTCTAGATCAATTCAATGATATACCAATCACTAAAATTGAAATCATAGGTAAAGAAGTGAGCACCATGTTGAAATTCGATATTATGAAGTTAGATTTTGAAGAACTTGATAAGATTAGAAGAAAGTTGAACAAATCAATTGCTAGAGAGAAAAATGAAGTAATTAATATTGACGAATTCTTTCATGGAAAGATGGTTATCAAACAATTCAATAATCATGCTGCATTCGAAGAATTCATTCAAGGGTGGAGACAACACTTCATTGATACAATGAAGCCCCAGTTCATGCCAATTGGATGGTCAGTAGATTTTAGATGTAAAATTTGATTTTTACATCAACTGACAGTATTTATCAGTATCTTAATATTATTTCTCAAATAATAGCCAACCCCGTAAGGTTGGTTTTTTTATTTTTTCTTTTTCTTCTTTTTCAATGACTTAGTAAATTGCTCCAAAGTCATCATATCACTATTATCTCCAGTTTTAACATCATTTTTAATATCATAAACTCTATCAGTAAGGTCTTTCCGAAAAGCATCTCTACTATCAGGTGCTCCGTGCCAACTGATTTCATAAAGTATAGACCATAAAACATCAAATAATTTTACTGCACCCAAAGTTGTTTTTAACAAAGGTGTTGTTAATAATTTTGTTGTTATTTTTTTTGTTGAGTCGTGTGGTATAATATCAACATCATATTTAATTTTAATAGGATGTTTTTTTAATTCGCATAAACTAACCAATGATATGGAATATGAAATATCTTCCTTTGTTTTTATGAGATGTAAGTCCCACGTATGGTTTAATTCAAACCTTTGATTTTTTTCATATTTGAATAAATCGGGATAATAATAAATTTCAAGAAATTCAGATTTATAATCATTCTTTCCTGATTCTGGCATAAGTTTCAAATAATCCTTATAAAATACGTCAAAATCATAATTACCTAACGTTGAACCAAAAACAATATTAGTTAGAGCATCATTTACGTGAAGTATTTCCATTATAGTTTCAAAAGTTACACTTTTATCCAACACAACAGTATCACCTAAATAATTAAACAATACATCTGCAGGTACTTTAATTTTTTTATTTCGATGTGAAGTATAAATGATTCTATTTTTATATATTGTTATCATAATAATTTAATGTTTAATCCCATTTCTCTTTTCATCATAAGTAAAACTTCGGCATTTCCCTTTGCATCATCCACAGGATGATGTGTATGTACAGTTTTGCGTAAATGCTTCCATTTTGCATATGTATCTTTAACTAATCCTGCATACATATCTCCAATTCGTCTACCAGAATATCCAAAAGGATTTTTTAATAGATAGGTGTGGAAATAATAATTTATCCATTGCCAATCAAATGCTAAATTATCAGAAATAAAAATGGGGTGGCCCTTTGAATTTTCTTTAATCCAAAGGTCAAATTTTCTCATTATCTCCATAGGGTCGTCAAACGTCATATGCTGCTCTCTGTTGAATCCTGAAATCGCTAGTGCCTCTGGTATCCATTTACCTGAAATAGGCTTGGTTTGACCATAGAATGTCTTTTGGAGGCTTGGTTCTACTATGACTGCTCCAAAGCATACCATTGAATAAGGGTGGGGTATTGGGCCATCAGCCTCAATGTCTACTACAATATAACTCATATTTATCTAAAAGGTAAAAAAAACTTACCACTTTTTAGCCATTCTTGATGTAAAGTAATAATATTTTCGAGATATTCAGGATATTGGATTCTTAATGAATCTCCAGATGTTTCTTCAAACACATAATCTTCATCCCATTTTCTAAGATACCACCACTGCTCATTAAAATGATACAAAACAAAATACACTCCCAATAAAAACTCTAATTTGTATTTATGGCGAAATTTATCATTCTCAATTTCTTGAGGTGATCTTGGTTGTGGTTGTGGCTTCTTTTTGAAGAAGTCAAATATCTTCTTAAGAAAATTAAGATATATTTTTTTCATATTGCTTAAAAAGCTTATCTATCATCTCATTTACATATTTTAGTATGATAATTAAACTTAAAATAGTGTTAATGATTGTTACTATCAATAATGCAATAATTAAAAATCCTAAAATCGCAGCGATTACTTTAAATGGAAATACCCATCCGATCAACGATAAAATAAAGACTTGTGTAAAAACAAGTAACATTACTTTTTCTGCCGTATTTTGATATTCTTTTAAGTTATTATTCATCAATTGTAAATATAACACTAAATTAGATGATTTACAACTATTTTAGGTATTAATGTTTTCTATATCAAAAGTTCTAATTTTCCATGCTCTGTAGAAAATTTTTTGACTAGCGTCCCTTTTTACAATTCCATTATAAAAACGCATACGTTCATTTTTCAATGCGATAATGAAGATTTTAGGGTCGATACTATTGATAGCATCAATTAATTCCTCATTAACAACAGAAGTATTACCATCGATTTTACAATCCATACGATTAAGCATTCTACGTGTTATGATAACAGAAATACCACCATTTATTCTAAAATCAAAAAAATAATTTGCTACAGGTTGAGATTTTATATTATCAAATCCCTCATCTAACCATAATGTCAAATAATAATCCAAAACATAATGATTTATAACCTCATTTAGTTTTTCATTTGTTTTTGGTCTACCAAATTTATTTTTATGTATATCAATATGTGTCCATCCCTTCCAGTCTGGATTAAATCTACGTGTAATTCCCTGATATGTTTCTTTACCATGATCGTGTGGATGATTCACGTAATATCCTTCATATTTTTTTACTCTTTCAAATGCTGGCATAAATTTAGCCCGATTTTGAAATTTAGATATAGATTCTACATCATTTTTTAGTAGGGAGTCAAACTCATTATTTGATTCATCATATCCCTGAATATATGGAATCAAAAGAAGAAGAAATGTTAGAGGTAATACATATTTTAATTTTCTCATAGTTATTACTTTTGTAAGATTATTCATCATACCGTAAAAATAGTAAATATAAATAGAAAAAAAAAGTTAAAATGACATTATATTCTACAAAGTGTTTATTTTGACAGAGATTTGGGCGAAAATAATCTTACATGGGATTATTTTTAATGCTTTTATTCTAAAATAGGTGTGGTAATTTCTTTTGTAATTAATACAACATTTAATTTCTTATCGATGAAATTCATCTCTGCAACATCAGAAATATTTATGTTATTAAAGTCTAAAATTAATTCGGCAATTTCTTTTTGTCTAAGATTAATCATTACAATTTCTTGATCTAATTGATTTTTTTTATCAATTAGATTTGATAAAATCATGAACTGTTTTTCTGTTAAATTAAGTAGCATATGTTATTCAATTAATATACAATATTACACAAAATTTTGTTATTATGCAATTATTTGTGAAGCTCCTTGACCTGATCTCCAAGCTCTAAAATTAGTACCATCATAATACAATATAACACCACTAGAAGGTGCTGTAGTTGGATTCGCTGATGCTTGACCAATGTGGGTTACTTTATTACCATTAGTCGCAGATAATACTAATTCAACTTGATTATGTAAGTATACATTACCAAATCCTGTGGTTTCTCCAAATCCACTTTGACCTCCACCATTTATTAAAACATCACCATTTGCACCAGCACTGGTAACTTGTCTAGAACCACCAGCAATTGTTAATGTACCCCCTTTAGAACCAGTCGCAGTACCATCACCACCACGTATTGTTACACCACCACCAAGTCCAGTAGTTGAACTTGTTTGACCACCCGTTATTTGTATTAAACCTGCATTTGTATTACTTGAATTTCCACCAATTAAATATAATGTTGCGGGGAAACCAGATGATGTTGCATCCCCACCACGTATTGTAACTGCACCAGATGTTGTAGATGTATTCGAAGACCCACCTCTTATATCAACAACACCACCTTGTATTGTTGCCGTTGAAATAGCACCTTTTATAATTACTGATCCACCACCATTACCAGCACCAAGTCCACCAGTAATATTCACATTACCACCCGGGCCAGTACCACCACCAACTTGTAAACCACCTGTAATATTTACATCACCAGCTTGAATTCCAGTAACATTTCCAGAAGTACCTCCAATGATATTTACATTACCACCTTGATTTGCAAGTCCAGTACCACCAGTAAGATATAAATGGCCACCATTTGTTGTTCCTACACCACCTGCAATTATTACCCTACCACCATTAGCTGCACCAGTACCACCACTCATATTAATATTACCACCCGGATTACCACCTAAAGTATTTAACGATGCTCTTATAATAATATCACCATTTCCACCACTATTAGTTACACCATAAAGTTTAATTGATGATGGAATTGAACCAGAAGCAGTATTATTAATACCTCCTTGAATAAGGACATTACCACCAGAACCTGTTGCACTATCTCCACTAATTATCACACCATTAGAAATTGATGTGCTAGAACTACCAACAATAATAACTTGTCCTCTAATTAGTGAACTACCATTTATACCCCCTCTGATATATACATTACCTCCAAGACCAGCACCATTAGTTTGTCCACCAAAAATATTTATATTACCAGCAGCATTAGTGCTACCATTACTACCACCTTGCAAAGAAATAGAACCACCAATACCAGTTGAATTGTTCTGACCAGCTAGTATGTTAATATTACTACCCGGAAGAGCATTTTGTGAAAGCCCACCATTAATTACTATATTACCACTAGGGCCAGTTGATGATCCACCTGCAATAATATTTATACCACCACCTGACCCAATACCAGTTGTTGCTTGAATAGTTACAGTTCCTTGTTGACCAGTTGAAGAATTACCACCACCTTGAATAGTTACACTACCTGCTGCTGCAGATGCACTATTGTTAGTTCCACCTATGATACTTACATTACCTCCAGTACCCGTACCAGAACCAAAAGATGCACCGCCACCAAGAAGAATTAAATTACCTGATGGGCCTGTAGATGAATTTAAACCTGCTTGAATAGTTACATCAGATGCAGCAGTTGCTGTGGAACTAGTACCACCACTTATAGATATTTTACCAACTCTATTAAAAATTCTAAACGTATTATTAATTGTACTACTTTCTGCAGCTATAGTTCTATCACCACCAATTGTATTTCTTGAAAGTTGAATTGAGTTTGGTGCATTTAACAATCCTAATGTTAATGTAAGACCAGTCGATCCACTAAATATACCACTACCATTAAATTGAACACTATTTGCTATCGCATATGGTGTTATAAATATCGTTGGAGCATTAATTGTTATTCCTGTTGATGTTGGTGTTAATACAATATTTGTACCAGCAGCCAATCCTTTGAATCGTAAATTTTTTCCTAATTTGGTTCCTAATATAGTGTGATTTCCTAATGAAGTTGCACCTGTAACGTCATTAGATTCTAAACTACTTAATCTAGTTGCTGTGATTCCAGAATAAAAATTAAACGCACTCGTAGATAACTTATTATTAATGTTACTTATAGTAGTAGCAGAATAATTATTGAAAGGTATCTTACCTAAATAAATCGATGGTTCTGTAGTACCAGTATAAAAATTAAATGACGATGTTGCTAATTTACTATTGATTGAATTAACAGTATTACCAGAGTAAATATTAAATGATGATATTGCTAATTTAGTATTAATGAATGCAGCAGTAAGACCAGAATAGAAATTAAATGAAGTAGTTAACAATCTATTTGCAATATTTGTTGCTGTTACTCCTGAATATGCATTAAATGATGATATATTCAACTTCGTTGAAGACAACGAACTAATTATAGCAGAAGTATTTCCAGAATATGTATTGAATGTGGAAGTGTCTAATTTTCCCGTAACAATAGAAGTTTGAGTTATCTTAGTAATTTTCTTACTTGTTGAATTCCATGTTAATACATCATCACTACTACCAACACTAGGTGTTGTCGTTATTGCAACAGCACCACTTACTAATGTTGTATTACCTGTAAATGTTAAATTTGATGATGCACCGAGAATACCGTTGCTATTATATTGTAATTGTGTATTTGATCCTGCTATTGCAGTTCTAATAAATGATTGTGAAATTTCATTAACAACACCTGTTGCTGTATCTCTTACTAAAATTGAATTACTTGAATTACCTGATGCAGATGTTGTCGAAATTATTAAACTAGGTGTTGTTAATATATTTGATCCATATAACAATCCAGAACCAGCACCTAATACTCCACTATTATTAACCTGTACTTGGCCATTAGAACCTGCAGGTGTCATATTAATTCTTAATCCAACATTTAAACCATGTACAGTACTTACTGTATTTATATTTGTTCCTCCAGTTATTTGCAATGTTCCTCCATTAGGCATTGCAATAGAACCACCGCTATTACCAGCAACATTAAAATTTACACCACTGATACTAGCTGGTGCAACAGCACTGTTTATTCCTGTTATATGACCTACCGAATCTAATTGTATACTTTGTATAAATGTTGTTCCTGTATTGATTACAGAACCTTGAGTTGAGTTATCAGGATGTATCCATGTTCCACTACTCATTCCAATTAAATGTCCAACACTATCCACTTGAATACTTTGAATGTAAGTAAGACCCGTATTAGTTATATTAGCTTGACTAGAAGTATCTGGATGTATCCATAATGAAGTTGTAGCACCTGTAACATGACCATATGTATCTACTTTTAATTTTTGTACATACGTAAATCCTGATGGATTTAAACTATCTTGAGATGATGTATCTAAATGCTGTAAGGTAATTGTACCTGTTGATGGTGGAACTGTACCGCTAAAACTACCACCACCAGTTAATCCAGCACCTGCTGTAACTGTTATACCACTGATTATGTTTGGTCTGTTTGTTAAAAGAGTATAATTACTAACATTACTTGATGTACTACCAGTACTGACTTGTAATAATAACCATTTAGCCGTTGTTTTATTGTAATTGTATCTAGCAAATTTATTTGATCCAACTAAAGGGTCTGCAGTTGCATTTAGTACTAAAACATTAGTATTATCAACAATAGGTATGTGATAACCAGTTGTACCAGTCGTTGGAGTATTTCCCGTTAATGCATTACGATCTCTGATGAAATTTACTCTTAAATCACGTAAATCACCATTAACTACTTCCCATTCCGATGTTATAAATGTAGACGAAGTATCGACTAATGCTTTATACATTAATCCATTACGTTCTACGAAAGTTTTAGCTTTATATACTCCAGATACATACTCTAATAAAGCATCTTTCCCCGGAAGGAGTCTTAATGCACTTTTTTCTGCCATAAATTCTTGCTTCTTTCAGTATAAATACAGAAAAGAAGCATAAATTTTGTGTCAGAATTAAATTTATTGATTTTATTAGAATTAAGGATTGTTTGTAGTCGTATTTTGTGGTTTGGTATTTGTAATATCCGATCTGAAATGATCCAGCACGGAATCATTATTAAGGCTATTTGTTATATTAGCATTAACATTAACATAATCGTTTTTCAATTTTTGAAAATAATCGATTAATTTATCACAATCTTTATGGTTTACCATATAATCATCCCAATCCCCGTATTTTGATTTATATCCAAAGATATATCGAATTGCAACACCAATTCTCTTCCAAAAACCAAAAGTTGGATTCAAATAAAATTGAAAAGTCATCGTATCGAAATCCAATTCATCATCACCAAACATATAGCATAGAACTAGCTGATGTTCATTGGAAAAGCAGTCGCAAATAAAAACTTCTTTTGTTGGGTAATCATTTTTCATATATTAAGTATTTGATGGAACTTGTCCTGTTATTAATTAATTAATTAATGTTATTGTGTTCTTATTCATTCTCCATTTTTTTCTTCATCTTAGTTTTGATGTAACTAATCTTATTCGATATTGTTGTACTAGTCATTGAGTAATGTACTCCTATTTCTTTATGGGTCTTTCCTTCCACGTATTTCTTGTGAATCATATCATTAGAATCCTCATCAAGATCAGATGTTATGTAATTGAGAGTATTGTTATTTGAAAAGGTCTCTTCAAAGCTATCTTGTGTTGGCATATCTTCAATGAATTGATGCTTATCAATATCTTCAATATTAGTATATACGAAGTGTTCTATATTATTAGATAATTTTTTCTTAAAATTAATAACCGTGTTATCTGCTATAGTTATTACCCAAGTTCTAAAATTAGATTTATTTTTCTCGTATGAGAATAAATTTGATAACATCTTTATTACAGTATCCGAAGTTAAATCTTCGGCATCTTCTTCCGTTAATTTAAATTTCTTTTTTATGTGGCATTTTATCTCATCAGTATAAAATCCATATAGTTCGTTGCTTGATTTAGAGTCGTTAGTTTGTAATATCAATTGTAATAATTCTAAATCTTTATCTTGTCTTGAGGTCATTTATAGTACACATATACATTAAGTTATTTGACGTGCAAATAATCGTCATCTTGTAACTGTCTTGCTTCTTTAATTTGAGCAATGACAGATGAGATTCCTTCAAATCTCTTTAATTCATCTAAATCGTTTTTACCTTTCATTTCTACTATTTTAACCTTTTCTTCACAATCATAATATATCGTCAATAATTGTTGATATAAACTCATTGCATTCTTCCATGCATCAGGGTCTAAGATAACAATAATATCCGGTTTTTTCTCTTTTATTTTGAAAAATAATTTTTCACCCAATATTTTACCTAATAGAGGTATAGTATTAATGTTAAAACTCAAAAAATCAAACGGCCCTTCTACCAGATAAACCGTTGAATCCCAATCAATATATCCCTCATTGAATATAATAGCGTCCTTACTTGATTTAAGGTTATCGTAGGGTCTTTTACAATACTTATCGTATGTTCTACCCACGAAATAATTAAGCTTGCCATAGACATCAAATGAAGGAATAATGATCCTTTTCTTATACCTACCTTCAAGACAAAACCCTAATCTAAATTTCAATATGGTCTTATAATCTATTTTTCTCACATAAAGCAGGTAATTATACGCTTCCATATGAGCCGAATTAGTAGTATCGATACTTGTGAATGATATAAATTCTTGTGGTAATTCAACATCCTGTATTACAACTTTCTCTTCTTCATCAGCAAGAATGTCTAAATTATTATATTCATATTCTTTGTATTCATTTATATCATCATTATTACCATACAAATTTATGAGATACTTTAAATTACCAGAAAAAAATGGTTCATCACATTTCCAGCATCGAAATTTTTTCAATCTTAAATTAATTTCAAGATTATATTTTTCATCCGGTTCAGGTAGATCATCACGTTCCTGACATCTTGGGCAGTTTACTTGAATCTGCTCATTACCCTCATTTTTTATGTCCGTGAATATACGTCCAACCAACGATGTTAACTCACCCCAATTACCTTTCATATTATTCTTTTTTTAAACGCCAAATGCTTTGACATTAAATCAAAGCATTTAGACTTCTGTACCACTCCTTGCAATCTTAACAATTATCCTCTATGTCTATATGATTTGTAATCATTCAAAAAGACAAAAGTACTTAAAAACATATCAAGTACACCATTTCCATATTGTGGATTTGAAAATTTTACCTGATCATATGATCCTGCTCTATAAACCCCCTCAAAATGTTTGTATAATTCTATTATTTTCGCCTTTTCTGATGTAGTTGCATCACCGCTATTATGAGAAATCAATAAATTTGAATTATCATTTCTTAAATGCATAATAGTTTTTTCTAATTCATCAACTTGCTGAGTTAGACCTGCAACTTGTTCATTTAACCATGAAGTTGCATTGTCATTATTAAGATTAGTTCCTTGTGATTCATCATCCATTACTGGTGGTACAAATACATCTGTAGGGTCTTCAAGACCCGTACCTTGAAGCAAATCATTTACTTTCTTTTTTGCTTCTCTTACTTTTTCTTCATCAACTATAGGTGTTTTTTTCTTTGTTGATTTTTTTTCTTGTTTTTCTTCCATATCAATTAATTTAAAATACATTATGTGAAAATTCACTAATCATTCCATTCTCTTTATCGTATAAGAATGCAACTGCAGACTTAATAGAAATATAGCCCTTCGTATTATGCCATTTATCTGATGAAGATAAACTAGGTAATATTCTTATTTGAAATCCTTGAAATTCATTAACGTCTACATATTTCGTTGTCTTACGTGAATGAAAATGTCCTAAGTGAAATTGTCTAAATCGAGTTGCTGCCCACATATCTGGCTGTTCTGTTGCCATGAGTAATCCTAAATCCTGATGTTTCTCTTCATTACCGTGAGTAAATCCAATAAGATTTATTCCATATCTATGATATTTTCTTTGAAACGGTGAATTATCTAAAATCACCGTTTCAGTGTTATTTCTGTAGTATGCCACTAAAACCTCTCCCAAATAAAAAATCGTTTGATTATCATGATTTCCACTTACCATCACAACTCTTACTGGTGCTATAGCTGCTAATTTATTAATCGTACCAATACACAATTCTTTAGCTTTTAAGAACATTTGTTGCCATCTTGAATCCGTGTCAACTTTTGTACCAGCAGTCGTGGTTCCTTCCATCTTATCAATTTGAAGTAAATCATTTCCTATTGGGAATAAGATTTCTTCAATTTGATCTTTATAATGACTAACATGATTAAGTAATTTATCGACAGCTACTTTATATCTATCAATAGCTATTTTAGTGTCATAGTTTTCACCAACTTCGTCTTCGTGTGCTAACTTTCCTATATGAAGATCAGGAATTGATATTTCAAGCATATATTTTTTACCCTGTTTTGATGCGGGTTTTTGAAGATAGGATAAATCCGGTGCTGAATCTGCAATTGAATTTAAGAAATTATCCCATGCTTTTTGTTCATCATCACTTCTGATTTTGGATAGCCATAACTTTACTTGAAAGTTTTGCGCTGTGAGTGGTTCACCATCAGAACCTCTCATTGTAACATCCCATACGTTAGCTATTTTTTTATCGACTTTCCAAATATTCAAATCGATTTTAGCTGCTTCTATTAGTTGCTCGGTGGTTTTAATTACTTCATTACCTCTAAAATCAAGTTCTTTAGTATTATTGGAAGTATCAGTAATTTTTGAACTTTCAGTTTCAATGATCGTGTCTGGTGACAGAAATGCTTTAGTCATTTCTTCCATTCCATCAAGTACTTCCGAATTAAGAATTAATGTTTCCTCTGTTGTAATTTTTACTCTTTTAGTCAAATATTGATTGTAATACGTTAAAAACTCTTGCATGAGTTTTTTCTCTGATTCATTCCTTGGGCGAGAATCCTTTTTTAAATATCGAAGATATTTATCTTGCTTTCCAAATTTTAAGCATCCTATCGTTAGATTCTTATTTTCATTAATACAAAATTTTAGAATGTCAATTCCAATATTAAGTTTCTGTTCAAGAGTCTGTATTGTCATTTGTTTTTGTTTTTGTTTAACTTATGTCCTATTCGTAAATATATAAAAAGAATCGATATAAACAACAAATTCTACAAAAAAAGATTTCCAGACTCAAGTAGTTGTTTAATATTCTCATTAGATTTTCGACAAAGATTTAAAAATTCTAACTCGTCTTCTAATGAAAGATTGAACCACTCACCATTCACATTATACATCATGAAATGATTCTGTAAACTCTGCTCAACTAGAAATGGAATGTCGGTTTCAAATGAATAAATCAATCTAATTTTTTCGCCATTTCCCGTTTGAAGTTGTCGAACTCTTTTAGATGGATTTTTACTCACCCCTATTTTATATAGACCACTGTCAGATTGTAATAGATAAACCGATTTCAAATATGTTGTCCCTATTGCAAATATATAAAACTATTTGATAATTCCAAGTACTTTTAAGCCAGCATAGCCCACAGCAACACTATCGCTCATGTCATAGCTAGTTTCTCTTATTGATCCATCCTTCTTATAATGCCAAATAATGTTTGGGTATTGCTTTGCTACTTTATTCCAAATATAAACCTTTTTATCCACATCTTTAGGGAAGCTTAAAGTCTCCTTCAATTTACCCTTGACCTTCTTGGTATTGACCAGTTCTGGACAAAATAACTTACGAGATTGATATATGGAGATCAAGTATGGTGGAACACCAAAGACTTGATGTAGGATATAGCAAGAAATGCCATTAAAGGCCAGTAATTTGGCCGTAGTTTCAATATTAACTGGAGTGTTCATCAGTGGAGCCTCCACAAATATGTTCTCTATAACGCAACTGTATTGATTCTCGACCTCATCCTTAAATTTGACTAAATATTCCCTAAAAGTATGTGCTTTATCCAAATATCGGACTTCTTCTGGAACTGACTTATCAGTATCCAATTTAAGGTGTCTTATTTCAACCAATTTACCCTCAGTATTCCACAAAGTCATTCCAATATTAGTAGTGCTAATATCTAATGACCATGAATATTTTTTCGATAAATCACCCATTATTTATCTTTAATATTTTCAATTAAATTCTCAATTTCTTTGGGATTTGCTAAGTATAATCTAATGAGATTTTCAATAACCCCACCTATTTTACGCTTTGTACCCATACAGTATTTTTTCATGCTTGCATGTAATTTACCGTCAATTATCACTGATTTTGAATCAGATTTTTGTTTGGTCTCTATCTTTAGAATTTCCATTTTTTTAGTATATTTATAATAAATACTAAAAAATTCTAAAAAAGAGTAAAATTTTATAAGAAAATCGATTATTTCTACTAATCAACCATTATATTTTTGAGTGAAATTTGGGTTAAAAATCAATACTAAATTCAACTGTTCTAAAAATTGTTGAATCTTTAGATATTGGGTAATTCAGTTTACCTACAGCAATTTGATTATTATTGTCATCAAATAATCCAACCTCAGAAATTTGAATTGGTGTTAAAGCATCCCACGTAGGATTTGTAGTAGAATTATATTGATTCAACGGTAATAATATTGAAATATCAGTAGTATATGCAACAGCCTTAATGTCAGTTTGAATATTACCAAAAAAGAATGATTCTTCCCCAAATGCTAATCTATTATCATCAACTGATAATGATGATGGATATTTTAAATAGTCCAAATTGTAATTTTGTGCTACATTGATCACATTAACAGGGATATTAATAATTGTATCAACATCAAAAGCTTGTGGTGGTATTGTTGTACCAGAAAAAATATTATATCCATTTAACTGATTAGTGACATCAACTATCTTCCATTTAGAACCAACAGGACTTACAGTATCTCCAGTTTCAGTAACAAATTGAACAAGAACATATAATCTCCTTGCACTCCAACCAATACCTATTTGACTTGTATTAATTTGGCTTGAGGTTCTTAAGAACGGAAATGCCGTACTATTTGGCATTATTACTGAAACACTCTTATTAGCTAAATTAGTAGATTCTAATTTTTGAATATAATTACAGTGAATAGCTGTAGAATATCCCAATGATTTTCCGTATTGAAATGGTTGTGTGCTACTACCTGTTATCGGTGTAGATTGAAATAAATATGTTACAAATGTCGTTACTCCTGCCATATTTCTATTTTTTTATTAACATGCTGCTAAAAGAGTTATTCCACCTGTTCCAGAAATAAATATTATAGTATCAGTCTGTGCACATAATGTAATTGTTCCACCCGGATTAATTGTGAAATTTTGTGTACCACCAAAGCAATCCAAATATTGTATTAATAAAGGATTAGAATCGCTATTTTCCACAATACGATACTGATCACAACCCAAGGCTGGTGGTGGTGGTAAGGTTGTTACTGGTGCTGCAGTTGTTGTTGTACCATTACATAAGAATTGAAGAGTTGGGTTTTCAGTTATAGTTCCTGCACCATCAACAATCGATATTGAACCTACTAAACAACAAATACCTGATGCTAAACCACCTGCTAATATGACGAGAGTAGTTGTAAATCCAGCACAATCTTGATACTGTACAGTCATAGTAGAAATGTCGCTGTTATTTACAAAGTCATATGCTATACAAGGTGGTGGTGGTGGTGGTGGTAAGTTTTCATAAACTTCCATAGAAAGTACATCACCATTAAATGCTGTAAAATTAAATGCAGCAATTCCAGCACTACCATCAACAAGACCTGATGATTGACCCACAAAAATACCGTTTTTATAGAATGTGACTGTAAGACCGTTTTCAACCAATCCACCATTAGTCAATTTGGTTACAGTACCATTAACAGTATTTCCATGTAGAGTTTTTGTGATATTACCAAATTGACTAGGAGCCGTAGTTAAAATATTTGTTTGTACTGATCCTCCGAAATCATTGAAATTAAATTTCCATGAATTAGGTAATCCATTTAAGAATTTTCCAGCAACTAAAAATGTTGGTGCTGGTGTTGTCACTGCTAGAGTTGTTACTGCTGCAGTTGTTACTGCTGCAGTTGTTACTGCTGCAGTTGTTACTGCTGCAGTTGTCGCTACTGCAGTTGTTCCTGCTATTGTTGTAATTGGTGGTTGAGTTGTTGTTACTGCTGCAATCGTTACTACAGTTGATATACTACAATTTTGAATAACGGTGTCTAATACAACAACATTATAAGTACCAGAACCTAATCCAGTAAATGTTGGTGTGGTTTTATATGTCAATCCACCGTCAATAGAATAGAAAATATCTCCCTGACCACCATTCGGAGTAATGGTTATTGTTGCATTTTTTGCACCAAAAGATGTTTCTTGTGTTTTTATAATTGTTGGTGGTTTTAATAAACAAACACCACTACAGTTGTTCAATTGAAGATTAAATCCAGCACTTGGTCTTGGTAAAGTCCAGCTTCTATTGCTTTTATATGACATTGCAAACAACAATTCTTGATCTTCAATCAAGAAAATTTTTAAATCGTTAAAAATCTTACCAACAATATTTCCGTATTTATCGGCTAAATCATAATAAACAATATTTAAAGTATCTAAAATTTTTTCAGAACCGTAAGAAGTTAATCTTAACCCCATTGTACCACCAGTTTCATGATGCCACATAATTGTAGGTAAGTCAAGTATTGGTGTTTTCAATAAAAACCCCTCACCATAATGATTAGATGGTGAACTATTAGTGAAATGAATAATACCAACATTTTTCACTTTCGGTGAAATTCTTTCAATGTATTGTACAAAACCACCATATCCCTTTGTATAATATTGAGAAATATTTCTATCTGTTGATTTAACACCCGCAATTTCTTCTGTGAATACTATTGACATATTCCAAACTGGTACATCTCTTACTGGACATATACAATTTTCAAAAAACGAAATAACACTATCACTAATAAAATCAGAAACATATGGTGTGCTATAATACGATTGAATCGAATCACCACTTACCGATCTATTATTACTATTTGGATATAAAAATACACCAGAAGCGATAGTACCGCCAAGTGCACCGAAATTAGGTAGTTGTTTATCTACACCAATGATCAAATTATCTGTACTTAATTTTCCAGATCGTATAGATTCAATTTTATACCAAATATGTGGTGTTGCTAAAACAAGACTTGGAGTTACAGTACCACCAAGAATTAATGGGTTTGCCCATCTGACTAATATATAATCTCCAACAATTGGTTCTGTTGGATTTGAAAGATATGTTGGTGATTTTCTTATTTTTAAGATAGTACCACCTGTAAGTGTTGATATAAAGACTTGCATATCAGCTTGCTTCATTCTTAATGCATCGACCAATAATTTAGTAGTATCTTTAGTGAAAAATCCTCTAAGAGTTGCTGTATTAGCAACCACATTAGTGTTAGATACAACCGTTGGAAGAGAAGTATATTTACTATTTAAATCAGTACCGTTTTGTAGAATAAATGATGAAAATTTTGGATTTTGATCTTTAGGTCTTAAAATATTCTCCATAAATGGATCAAAAGATATTTTCTTACTAAAAGAATAATCAATTTCACTATCACCAATAGCCCATTTAGTCATATTCAATTTACCTTTGGAAAGCAATTGTCTTCCGACACTAGTCAGCTTTATATTGATAATTGTTGGATTATTTTTAAGAATAAATGACATTTAAGATCAATTTAATGATAAATACTTTGAAATATATATTTTGAGTTTCTCGTATACAAGGTCTTTCTTTTCAAATGACCAAACATTGTAATAATAGTTAGACACATCAATATGTGTTAATGCCCTTTCACCAAAATCAATTGAATGTATTTTATGATTATTAAAATTATTAGGGTCAGTAATTTGAGCAGACTGTTTGTGTGGTGCTAGTATATCACCCCAAACATAACAATATGATTCCAAGGGTTGAACATCAACACTCTCATCTAATTGACCTTCATCTTGTAATTTGTATAACCACCCAATATGTTCATCACCAGTTTTTTCTTCGAAAAACAAATAATCAATATAAACTAAAATACTTGCCTCAAAATTGTTACGGTCTCTTTTAAATGTTCGTCCACCATCCTGACTCCATAGTGAATATTTTGGTTTCCATGCTTTTTTATTCGAACCAATAAGGTTAGCATATGATTGAGATAAATGATATGGCATAAAAAAATCATCATCATCCCAACAAGAATATATTGCTCCATTTGCATGTGTTAATGCATCTCTTCTAACATCCCCAACATTAGTATATGGTAACCCAGTAATATATGAGATGCTATTATTAACTATAATGATATTTTCATTCATTAAAGATTTATCTAATTCAAGATGTTTTTCTGCAGTATTAAATATGATCAATTCTTTATTTAAAAAATCTTGATTCATGAAAAAAGATAAACTTCTTTCAACCATATTAAATCTACCGTATGTACACATGATACATGAGATTTTTTCTGTTTTAAACTTTTCCTTTGAAAAATTCTTCATAACTTCAACATACTTGAATGAACAAAATTTATCATTTACGTTTTTATGTAATAAATTAATTGGTGAAGTTGTCGTATACGCACCTTTATAAAATAAATCCTTTCTATCTGGAGTAACACCAGCATTGTGATATATGTTATGTTTCTCCCATTCACCAATATCATATGTTGGCCACGAAAAACTCAACTCTTTACTTATAGCTGTTTCATAACCTAAATTCCAAAAACTCCATAATAATGCCCACATATCCGCAGTCCATGATTGAATGGGATGGGAAGGATTATATTTAGAAGATGTATCATTCATCAATGTATATAATGTTTGAGAATCCTTTTCTACTTTATCCCAAAAGGAATATGTCAATGGAATATTTTTAGGTATGAAATATTGAGCACCACCAGAATTATCGTTATTTTTTTCAACTAAAATTGGATCAATATTAATTGATGCACACATTTCTTCTAGCAATCCCTCTCCCTTACTTTTTATATATGCAGAGCCTATGTATGATATTGTATCACTTAATGCTATTTTTCCTTCATTTGAAAGAACCTTAAAATCAGGTAATAAACGAAATAATATATCCGAGTCATGATAAAAAATATCATGCCCATGACTTATTTGAGAGGCATATAATTCAAAAAATGATTTTAAAATATGTGGTCTAATTGTCGATATGTAATTTTTTAAAGAACTATCTCTTTTATCAGGAATAAAAATAACAACAGCATCTGTTTCATAACTAAATTTCAGTGCATTGGGGTTAATTCCCTCTTCTTCATTAAAAGAGAATAATATTATAGCATCTTTTTCAATACCCAAATTTCTAAAATTATACATCTGCAGTTCTAATTGCCAAATGAAATACATAGAATCTGGTTGTGCAGATATAAATTTCATAAATTTAAATAATTACCAGTTTCAATTATTTCTTTTGCATAAAATGAAGAACAAAATAAAGGATCAACATATGATAAATCACTCGAAAAGGGTGTTTCTTTAATATAATCTTTTCTTTTAAATATTTTTTTTGTTTGATCTTCTAACGGATCATCATTATAATATATGTTCTTATTTTCTAATTCTTCGATTGGAGTATTTCCGGTCGTAAAAGATAATTCACTATTTATCTCAGTATCAATACCAACCAACCAAATATTCCATAACATAGCCCATATTTCCGCAGACCAAGAAGGATTAACTCGTTCGCTATTTACAAGCATCAATTTATATAAACTGTTTGAATCATTTTCTATTTTATTCCAAAAATCATATGAAAAATTGAGAGAAGAATTGAATAAATATTGAATACCACCAATTAAGTTCTTATTTTTATCCACTCTCGATGATGATATTCCCACCATTTTATACATCTCTTTTAATAATCTTTGATCAATCGGGTCAACATGAAATTGACTAACATAAATTTTTCTTTTTGTAATTAACTTCTTTACACTCGGTAATTTGGTAAAAAGAATTTGACAATCATGTATTAATATAGTCCTGTTTTCCAATAAATGGGGATGGTGTAAATATAATTGTTTAATTAAATGAGGTCTAATACTTTGTGTATACAATCTATCAGACAAGTCTCTTTCATCAGGTAAGAAAATAACCATAGCACTTGTATTATCTTTAAATTCAAGTGCTTTAACACTAACACCTATTTTTACATTATATCCAAGTAATATAATTGCCTTATCTTCAATTCCAAATTTTCTAAAATTGAACATCTGTACTTGTAACTGCCATATATGGTAATCATTATCAGATTGTGCGGATAAAAATTTCATATTAAAGTATTGGTGCTCTTGAACGTGATATTGCTTTCAAAGGTGTTGCAGAACCAGTCTGTGATAAACTCCAATTCAATCCACCGTCACTAGTTCTTAATACACCACCAGAACTACTAGTACCAGCATTAGATAATACTAATATACCGTTATTATTATCATAAAAATCTAATTGAGTAGCATAATAATTTGTGGATGAGTATCCATCAGCTATGCCAAATGATGATGTTACCCAATTTAATCCACCATCAACTGATCTTGCTATTTTAATTGCTGTTGCACTATTATTTATTCCCGCAGCAATAACAACACCATTATTTAATTGTTTTATGAAATAAACGTATATACTATTAATATTATCTGGAGTAGCTGGATTATTTCCCGGTAAAATATATCCTAATTTATTCCAAGATGATCCACCATTACTTGTTTTCCATACGTTATTTTCATTAGCTATATATCCAACATCACCAACAAATGATACATCCATAACAAATGAAGTTAATAGCGGTGGTGTAACATCTATAAAAGAACCACCATTTGTTGTTTTTGCAACACGTATACTATTATTTGGAAATACATCAGTTGAATATCCCGTTGATGATGTTGCAAAATCCATTCTATAATTAGTAAAGCTGATACCACCCTTAAATGTTGATGTAAATAAATTACCTCCATTACTTGATTTATATACTACGGTTTCAGTAAAATACGTACCTAAAATAACATTATTAGCATCAATAGTTATTAAAGAAACAACATTTTGACTAGGTACAGTAAGACTAACCCAACTATCACCACCATCAATAGTTTTATATAATTTAACTAAAACAGTAGGAGAATTAGTTATAGCTAATAAGTACCCCACATTGCCACAGAAACATCCGTTATATACAACAACAAGACTATTAATATTTGGGTCAACACCAGAAGATATTGATTTATCCACCCATGTAACACCTCCATTTATTGTTTTAAAAACTTTCCCACCTAAACCGAAAGCCCAAAATGTTATTGGTACTGCGGTTGTTGGTGTTGCAGTTGTTACTGCTGCTGTTGTTACTGCTGCTGTTGTTATGGGTTGAGTTGTTGATACTGCAATAATAGGACATGCCACAAGATCGACTCCAGTAGAACTAGATTTCATTACTGATAATTGTGATGATGTCATATCTGGTTCAATACTAAGCAAAGCATCTCTTCTTGTTACGTATTCTACAGAAGATAATGTCGCAAACACGCTATTCGTAATCGATGGATATGAAACATGAATATTTCCTGTAGTTGTAATCCCACTAAAAGAATTTCTAATATCTTTAAGTGTTATAGTTTTATTCACATATGAATTTCCATAGAAATTAACGCCATTAATTGTTAATGTCTTTTTTATTGTTTGTTTTCTATATTCTCCAGATACTGCCATTTTATTTTAATAATTCATATAATATAATTAACAAAAAACATTGGGTATTACATTTATTGATCCAGTTCCAGTTCCAGCAACAAATGAACCTTCATAAGCACAAAAAACACTATTACCTCCAGCAGGAATATTGCTAGTTTGAGTAAATCCTAAGCAATCTTGATATTCAAATACAAAAGCAATAATATCACTATTATTAACTGCATGATATGTTAAACAATTTGGTGCTGGTGGTGGTGGTAAATTTTCATAAACTTCAATACTAATAACATCACCATTAACTAAAGTAGTAAAAGTAGCAGTATCAGTAGCCGAAGCACCTGCACTTCTATTGGTCTGATGAAAGAAAATACCGTTTTTATAAAATGTAGTAGTAAGTCCATATTCAACCAACCCACCATTAGTCAATTTTGTGATAGTTCCTGTAAAACTACTACCATGAAGTATTGCATTACCTGTAAATGAATCAGGTGCAAGTGTTAAACTTTGTGTAATATGTGATCCACCACCATCATTAAAATCAAAACTCCATGTATTAGGTAACCCATTTAAGAAATATCCGTAATATGTAATTCGTGGTGGTGGTGCAGTAGTTACAGGTGCAGTAGTTGCAGGTGCAGTAGTTGCAGGTGCAGTAGTTGCAGGTGCAGTAGTTGCGGGTGCAGTAGTTGTAGATGGTGTCCCAACAACGACACAAGTTAAACCACTCCACAAAAAATCTATTGTTGCAGTTGGAACTCTTTTTTTAAATTCAGAACCATCATTACCATAATATTTTAATGATGGATCGAAATTGACACCTCTTCTATATGTAAATTTTTGTTTAGTAAAAGCAGTATTTCTAATTAAGATGCCACCCTTTTTTAATATTATTGTACTACCCAATAATTCTTCAATGAATTTATGAAAAAAAGAATTGAATTTTTTCATGAATGGATATACATTTCCAAAAGTATATGCATTGCTCACTAATAAAGGATTAACAGCATATCCTCTTTTTAAGTATTCATCATATAATCTCTCAACTGTAGGGTAAAGACCCCCATTATGATCAGACAATGTTTTTCTGTTCTTCACATTAATCAATCTATTGTTAATAATATCTAGGTATTGTAAAAAACTAATTTGAGATATGTTCGGAAGAATAAAATTTCCAAAATTAATGGGATTAGATATTGACCCATCATCAGTTACATAAAAAGCATTGATGATATATCCTAAATTTAAAGCTGTCGTATTAAATAATACTTGTCTTTTATTAGATGAATTAAGAATAAAATCACTTCCATTTTGTAGTGTAATACCATTCACTATAATTTTAACAGCCACCACACTTGGTGGTTCATAGTCCAATACATATACATATTTTCCAATACCTGAATTATAGAAAAATTTAGTTCCCGAAAAACTATCAATTCTATGGACTTCTGATTTTTTTAAAACAGGTTCAAAAACGTTTGATTTTATATAACTAATTACAACTACAGGATGCGCAATTAAGTAATTTTTTAAATCATTGTTTACAACCAGTATTTCATGTGGATTTGCTGGATTAATAATATAATCACCCGTAAATAATGAATTACTTTTTGTCATTGTAACTCCATTTACAACCAATTGAATTTCACCCAATGTCGTATCAATTATTGGTATTACAATTCCATCAGGATTTGTTGTTACTTTCGTAACTATATATTGTATTTGACTATATGTTCCACCACTTTGTTGATCCTTCGCATACGTAAGTGTTATAATGTCTTTAAATCCATTAGTATAGCTTTGTGCTGTACTACTGTTGAGTATCACTTCTTTTGTGTTTAATGTATTGATATGATAGTCAGCATTAACATCACCAGAGGTAAAACCTTTAACTAATGTGACTCCATTAAAACTAACTTGAATATCACCTTGTGGTACTTCTGGCACTGTAAATATAGAGGCAGACGATCCATATGTAAATGGAATGTTGATATACAAAAATGGTTTCGTAACCCCAGTACTAGATAATGGGAAGTTATGTTTAACATTATATGAATACATATCATATTCAATTCCTCTTGCAATATCTAACGATACATCAACTTCTTTGGTGTTTATAATTAATGCACTATCTTCCTGTAAATAAGTTGGTGTAGTTGCATCTATTCTTGCTACCGAACCACCATATACCCAAGATTTCTTATTATCTATAACACGATTTAAATTAAATCCCACAGTTCTGAATACGTCAAGATATGCTTGCCCTGAATCAGTATTTCCACTAACTTGAAAATAATAGAATTTATTTTCTTTAGGGGCTATTGGGTATCCAGAAGAATTATATGGTAAAGAAGCACAAGGTAAATCAGCAAGGCTTATAGTTACCGTATTAGGATCAATTTTACCTTTAACAGTATAAACATATTCTGTTATATCAATAAAAGGTTCTGGTATACCAACCATCAATAGTATACTTTTCATTGCTTCTCTAGTACCCTTCGATTTAAAAAGATGATTGGTATTAATCAATATTCTTCTCCACAATTCAACATCAACTTCTGGTGGTAGAAGGTCAGTCGATTTTTTATCTTCTGTAGAAAAAAAACTTTCTAACAAATCATCTTCTTGAACTAATGTTACCCCTTCCCAACCCAAGGTCTTTGCTAAATTTTTTACTAATATATCTGGTATGTTTTTATTTTTATTATAAGAAAGTTTATTAATGGTAACTAACGCATCAATGAAAACTTTTATATTATCAAAGGTAGTTCCATACAATCTTAATAATTTTTGAAGTTTAGAATCTTCCGTTAAATCATTTTTTAGAAGAGATTCTGGAACCAATAATCTTGCGATTAGATCAGATTTGAACTGATCATATAATTGCCCTATGCCACCAAGTAGATTTAGGAATACATCATAATCGTAGCCACTAATATCTATATTATATCCATCAGCAGACGGCCAAATAATTATTTGATTATTATATGAAACACTACCATCTTCAAGTTCTGTTGGTGTTTGAAATTCTGTCTTATACCCTTTAGCTATTTTATCATTAATTATATAAGACTCCAAAGTTGATAAATTCTTTTTAAATCTATTGTAATGAATAGGTTTTGGTTTAATATGATAATTAAATTTTCCTTGTGTTGATCCTGATAATTCAGGGAATGGATTACCTTTTATTGATAGGTTTATATATTGGTACGTTGCAGTATATCCTGTATATCCAAGAATTTCAAATGTATGACCAGTTGAATTTTCCTCTCTCCAAAGAACGTACTCTGGAAATGCAATATTTAAATTTCTTAAAGGATCATTTTGAGGTAATTGATTATTGAATTGATTTAACACAATACCAAATTTATTAACTAATGCAGGATATGGTATTGTTAATACGGAACTATCTTTAGTTATATCATAAAAATAATTTGTAACACTCATCAAATTTGAAAATGATGAAATTTGATATGTTACATATATACTCGAAGGGAATTGTATTATAATATTCTCAATTGATACACGCAGAATTTCGCTCATCGAACCAAATCTAGCATAAGACGTTAAATCTGATTTGTTTATATTAAGTACAACATTTTGATTGAAATTAAAAATTTGATCAGAATCTTCTTTACTTATGTTAAGTGTTTGAAGAGTAATGGGGGTTACAAATGAACTTAATTCATTTGAATAATTACGAACTTTTCTTGAACTGAAATTTGTATCTACTGTAAATCTTCCGAATGTAAATATGGTCTCAGAAGCAGCATTTCTAAAATTTGCACCTATAAGATCAGAACCTTGTCGTCTATTTATTGTTTTAACTTTAGCCAATGTAGTAGAATTTAATTATAAATACGCATTAAATTAAAACAAGAGGGTTGTTTTATGCGTTATTTCCTGCTACATCTTTAAGGACATTATCAAAAGTCTGACTATTATCAATAGTAGTTCTCTTTTGTTTAACTTCAAATAAGGAAGTATTTGTGAAATCGTCTTTTAATTCAAATAAATCAAATTGTTTTATGATATTTCTGTTTTTATCATAATTAGTCAAAATACCGTTATCAACATCTTTAATCTGTTCACCACCAACTAAGTTGACGACAGTATCTATAGTATTTTCCACCATTTCTATTTCTATTACTTCTGGTTTAATGTTCGTGTTTGAAAGTAAAATATGTTGTCCCGGTTTTCCTATAAAAGGATTTACATTTGGTTTTACATTTGAAGCACTACTAGGTGTAACCTGTAGAAATAATAAATTACCACTATCGTCAAATCTATATCTTATTGCAGTTTGACTAGTATTACCAATATTTTCAGTAACAGGAATAGCCTTATTTGATGTTGTAACATATCTAACAACATTTCTTAATTTAGTTCCATCTGTATTAACATATTCAATCTTATAACCCTGCAAGGCATTATTCGATCTTAAATTAACGGGAAGATCGTTTGAATTCAAAACAATTCCTTTTATTGATGGAAGTGATGATAATACTCCACAATCTGTAATAGTGAGTGGAGATGTTCCATCTAATTTCACTCTAATAACTTTTGAACGAATAAATATGGTGTATATTCCAACTTGATTAAATACTGTTGCAGGTAATTTCAAATTGTAAATTCCTTCAAGAAGATTTTCTTCTCCACTATTTTGCTCCGCTTGAGGTATCTTAATTTCTGTTAATACATCAGTAGAAGTAAGTCTAAAAAATGCGTTTGACACAACACTTCTACTAGGTGTAAATGTATAGTACACATCCAAATCTGTGATATTTACATCTGCAGGTCTAATATTTCCATATACTCCAATAGCCACAATTATATTGTTTATGATAATCTAATTTTTTGAACATTTGTTCATTTTTGCAATTTTTCTGCAACTATATCCTAAATTATAATCTCTTATAATTTTATTATTATCAAATGTTATTCGATTTGACATTATGTATTGTTAAATATCTTAAAATAATTACCACCAGCATAATTGACCACTTCGCTTAAATTACCCACCCCTCTTAATCTTATGGACTTTTCAAATACTGGTATTTCTTGTCTCAGTATAAATACATCAGACTTAATAAATGGATTTTCACACATATTTTGCTTTTCTTCTAATTTAAGAATTGGTAAATTATCGAAATTGAGGGATGATAAACCAACACTGTTAAATGAAAATGTTGTAGTTGTTGCCGTTGCCGTTTTCAATATAACATTACTCCAATTAATTGTCGAATTACCTACGTATTGTGTATATGCACCACTCACTGTTCTTCGTATTAAAAGTTGATCCGCATTTCCAAAATTTACGTAAAACAAACCATTATATTCAACATGACTAGAAACAATGTATATTAAATTATTTACTGCTAATCCATGTGCAGCATAATTAAAACGAGCATTTCCATTATAATTATCTATCCAAGCTTCCTTTAATGGTAAAGTAGTTGTATAATTTACTGGTGTAACATTTAAATATTTAATTCCACCAATGTAATATTGTAGAACAATTGTAGAACCACTATTAGTTTGTGTTCCACTATACGTCAAGTCTAAACCATCTACAGTTGGTGATCCACCTATAAAATATTTATCAGAATATATAGAACTTGTACTATATTTACGCAATTCTTCAAGTCTATTTGATGAAATTCCTGTTACAGCATAATTAAATGTATATCCTGCTAATGATCCGCTATTCGTACCATTACTCAATACCACTTTACTCCAAGTAATTGATGCATCACCGATATACTGGGTATATGCTCCTGTTGATGTTCTTCTAATTAAAAGTTGATCTGCATTCCCAAAATTTACATAAAATAAACCATCATAAGGATAATAGGTAGAATAAACCTTATTCCATGTGATAGATGCATCACCGATATACTGGGTATATGCACCTGTTGGTGTTCTTCGTATTAAAAGTTGATCTACATTTCCAAAATTTACATAAAACTCACCATTATACTGTGGAGTATTAGAAACAATATTTATTAAATCATTCACAATCAATCCATGTGTCGTATAATTAAAACGAGCATTTCCATTATAATTATCTATCGATGCGTTTTTTTGTTGTACAGTTGCATTTGAATTAATATATATTAAATCATTTACGTTTAATCCGTGACCATTACAAAGAAATCGAGCATTTCCACTATAATTATCTATGGACGCATTTCTTAATGATGTTGTAGATATATATTCAACACTACTTGTGGTGTCTGTATCATAAAAACCCAAATCTTTAGATTGTGCATTAAGCAAAATAGTTAAATTGCTTGTATCACCACTTACATATGGAATTGATCTTTTTATCATTACACAAACAGATCAGTTTTTTTTCTAAGTAATAATTTAATATCACGATCAGGAAATTTTATTTCAAATAACGAATCCTCTGTACTATATACTGTGTTATTTATCAATTGAATCTCTCTTGTCGTTTCATTAACGTATGGCTGCTCTATTTGATTCAATGAATATCCGTTTCCAACTTTGTTATATGCTTTAAGTCCTAAAATATTTATAACACCATTAATGTTATTAATACTATTTTGAAGATCACCTAGAAATATATCTTCATTCATTTGTTCACTATTTACATCAAAATAAGTAGCAACTGTGTTAATAACATTATTTGCTAATTCTCCTTGATTAACTGATTCACTCACGAATAAATCTAAATCAAACGCTAGATTAAATATCTTCCCATCTCTTATTTCAACATAATCGTTAACCATTCGATAGTTACTAACATACTCTCCAATATTTTCCTTTAATAAACTATTACTAGTATTATTTAATTTACCATCACTACCCAACCCAACAATTGATATTACGATCTTATTATTTTCTTTGAATGCATTCGCTCTAAATGGAGAACCATATTTACCCGGCATTTTAAAAACTTGAAATAAATAATCATTTATAGTCACATCTCTTTCTTGAGAGCTAAAGTTATATTTTATTAAATTACGTATTTGGTTAATCGATAATCCATCATTTCCACCAATTGCAGCTATTGGATTATTTACTTTTAAGCTTCTTGACACAACATTATTAAAATCAGCACGTGGGCCATTAACTTTCATATCCACATTACCTAATGCTGTTAATACATTTGCACCTATATTTGAACTCGTTCCACCACCAGTTCTATATTTCACAAATAACGTAAAGTCCTTTTTTAATTGTTCACCCAACGATGTGTTGAGTAAATAATTATTAAGAAACATCTGATTAGTAACACCTGCTTTAGCAAAACCGTCTAGAAAAAAATCTAGATCACCATTACCACCACCAAAGGTGAGTACACACAACCCTTTACTTGTAAATTCTTTTATAAATTTCTTTTTTACACTAATCCACTTACCAGCTTTCATAGATGTATTACCTGTAGTAGATGTGTTTGATCCTGAATTAGGATCATCAACAAATACTCTTTGCTGTGATAGATAATCCACTTCATAATATATGTTATCAGAATTCAAAAATTCACTTTCTGGTGGATTACCAGAAAAATTAGTTCCTGCCAAAGCAATGACACTAACAATTTCAATAACATTATTATCTGGAAGTGTTAATTGATAAAAAGGCTGACTTTCAGTATCCTTAATAATTTTTTTAAAAATACTTGTTGCCCCATTTATTACAACCTCTCTTTTAGTTATTGTATACCCTTGAATAACTCCATTACTATCATATAAAGGAAGTTCTGTTTTATTTGGATCACCAAGATTACTAAAATTGTTATTCCAATCTATTACACTTGATGTTTCAAATACTTTCCCACCACCAACGACTTGAGCACCAGATGATAATATTGGGAGATATTGTTCGTTAGGTCTATCCCCATTTGCTGGTACTTGTACTGTAAAATCAACAACAGTAACAGATGAACGTTTTCCCGGGATATTAAATCCTAAATTTTTAGCAATATTTAATATTGAATCATTTTGTTGTGCAAACTCTAATTGTGTTTCTTGAAAGGCTCTATCTGTATTAATTGAAAGGTTATTACCTATACCAGCATTCAAATCTAAGAGTAATGACCCAACACTTGAATCCGTAAAGTCTTGAAATGTATCAGGATATGTACTTTTTATTAACGTTATTAACTCATCTCTAAGTTCGCTAAATGTTCTCTTGTTATATGATATTGGATTGTCTGTTGCCATATTGTTTAAAGTTTAAAATGTAATATCTACCGTTCCATTATCAGAGAACACATCATCAGAATATGTGAATTTTATTGAAACCCTAATCTCATTATCCTCCATATCTTCGTAACCAGCATCTTGTTTTGTGTAGAAATTAACACTCGTTATTGCAATTTCTGGCATATATTCTCTTACAGAATCTCTTAAATCAGTTATAATTTCATCTTCCGTAATTTCATCTTCTGGCTGAAAAATAAACTTTTCTAAATTAGTTCCATAATCAGGCATATAATATCTTTGACCCTTTTTAGTCAACAACAATAACTTTAAATCTGAAACTAATGCATTTTTTGTTACATAGTTAAGCATAAAAAGACTATTCTTTTCTACGTCATCCTCTAAGGGAAATCTAATGTTTATTGACTTCATTGGAACTTTTCAATAAATACAATTCAAATAAAAAATCCACCATTACTGATGGATTTTTCGGATTAAACAAAAAAAACAAGAAACTATAAACTATTATCCTTCTTCATCATCAAATTCGAATGATTCTGGTACTTGATACGATGCCACATGTCTTCCTTGTATCACTTCCAGTAATGTCATTCTACCATCTTTGAGACCATATATTTCTTTCCATATTCTATCAGGAACAGAGTAATTACCATCAGTACGATAAATTGCTACAGTGTATGTACTATTCGATCTTTGTCGATATGACACAGCAACAGTTGTTTCACACACTTTAAATCCAATTATTTCCTTCTCATTATATTGCCACATAGACGATATTGATGAGGATGAGGATGATGAGGTTCCTGTCATAAACGTTAATCCATTACTTGCGTTAACACTAAACATCCCATCGTGATAGTTTGGTGATGCATTCGTTGTTGCATTCGTTCCATTATTATTTTCCATATTATTTTCCTCCTACTTTATATTCTTCAATTATTTCTCCTTTAAATTTCAAAACATCATATTTGAAATTTTTTTCTTTCTTTTCATCGATATATTCATTATGTTTTCCTCTCTTATAAAAAGATGTTACACGATAAGCATGTTTATCACCGTAATCATCATCAAACCAAATTTGCTCGATATTAATTAATTCTTTGAAAACATCTGATCCGTTATCATGTTTATCAAGTCCAAATTTTGTTGAAATAAACATTTCTATAATATAATGTTTAGACGTTACTGATTTTATGTGTACGAATTCGACCAGTTGTTCAATTTTATTAAGAGCATCAACTTTTCGAACAATCATTAATGGAAATTTTTTCATTTTAGCCATCTCGTGTAATTCAGGTATAAAAAATTCTTCATTCTCATCCTTTAACATTTTAGTTGCTTGAACAAATGATAGTTCTGCTTTATTGCTGAACATCGTTGCAATGGGATAATTATCCTCATCATGTTTTCTTTCCTGTATTTCGAGATCACGTATTTCCTTTAGCGTTTTCCCATAATGTTTATGTTTTGGATCAAGAAATCCATGATGATCCCATCTAACACCCCATTTATCCTTAGCACCAATATTTACACCATACTTATCAGCCATTTTTGCTGCTTTATCAGGATTTGTTGATCTTACAACTTCATCAGCTTTCTTTAGAATCTCATAATACTGTTGGACATACTTTTCATCAGCCTGTCCTTGCTCCATTTTCTTTAGAAGTGGATTGTTATTACGTTTTTTATATTCTTTGCCTCCAGTAAATAAATCACCAACACGTGTTTTAAATTCTTCTTCAACACCCTTCATCGCAATAGCGATTCGAATCATTATAGATAAATAAAACCCCTTTATATATTTGTATATCTTCTTCATTACACTTTATTCATTTCAAAATTTAAATATTCTATTAGTTCACTATTTTTTGTTATTTGTTGTTGTAATTTTGCACTATCCTCCATCAAAAGTTTTATTTGCAAAGTATTCATTTCAATAACTTCCCTTTTTTTCAAATCCTCACCAAAAATCTTCATAGTCTCTTCTGCTTTTTCTGATGAAAAAATAATATTCTCTTTAGTAACACCAGTAATTGGTTGAACAAAATCTTTGATAGCATTAAGATATAATGTGTCATCAATTTTTTCACTCTTCTTTACTTTATCAAGTACATCAGCAGTTTTTAAAATTTCATAATGAATATTAATGATTTCTTCATTTGGTGCTCCTTTCTCTAAGGATTCTTTTAAATTCTTTAAAAAATCTGCCATAGTTATACTATTTTAACTTGTTTTAATTCTAAAATTTCTCTGTCAAACTCACTAATATCATGACTTTTCTTTCTGAATAATTTTTTGAATTTTTTTATCGTTTCTCTAATGAAAAAACCAATGTTTCTCCAACACTTTTTGGGACTTTCATATTTTGAGTTGCATAGTATTGTTTTTTGAAACTCAAAGATTTCAATCTATTCATTATTCTTTTTTTTTGTGTTCTTTCTTATTCTGCCTAT